AATGGTAGACGGCTTGAGAGTCAGTAGGATTGACTCAGAGAGTGCATTTACATCACGGACATTTAGATTTCCTATATTAAGATTTTTATCTCATTTTAAATGTCGGTCGGTGTAATAAATTATTGATATAATATATATGAGAATAGAATACTGGATATTTTTAATAACAGGATTTTTAATTTATGATACATATCATGACGGCCAATATTCAAAATACCTATTATCAGGGAAAAAATACTATAAAATGTTGATGTACGCATTTGTAGGAATATCGTTATGGTCATTTATGAAAAAACATCCAAATGAATCACGAAGTTTAATGAGTAGAGCGACAGACATAATAAAATATGTTCCTATTGATACTGAAGCGAAAGACTTGTTGACACCTATATTTGATTTTACTTCGGCGAGAGATGGTGCTAATTCAATGATGCCACAATATTCAACACCGCAAATGAATAGAATGATGAGTTCCGGTGCAAAAACAAGCCAGAGGCGAGTGGTAAGTGAAACAAAAAAGAAATATATAGCATCCCAACAAAACTGGAAATGTAAAAAATGCAATCAACAATTATCTTATACATTTGAAGTGGATCATAGAATTTCATTAGAAAACGGTGGTTCAAATCATGTGACAAATTTAGATGCTTTATGTGTTGGTTGTCATAAAGAAAAAACATTAGAGAAAAATTTATTTTAAATTAATATTAATTATGAAATATTAATGTTCATAATTAATATACTGTAATGACTGAAGAATTGATATATGTTATTTGGATATTAGGAATTTTAGTATTATTTGGTTTTCTATATGGTGTATTTATAAATACTAAACCAAAAGATAAATTTAATTTACAAATGTCAGGTTATACGGTAGTGAACAGTTTAAGTTTTATACTAATACCTTTATTGTTTATATTAAGAAGATTAGGGAGAGCATTACTATACATATTTCCATTTCATAGATTAATAGGGTTTTCTGAAAGATTTGGAACGAATGTAGATGGAAACGATGCATGGAGAGCAAAAAACCGTTTAACAACATTTATAATAGGGTTTGTTTCAATAGTATCATTACTGGTTTTTCATGTATTTATATTTAAAAAAGATACTATGTTAGGAATACCACTACCAAAAAAAGAATCGTTTGGAGATTGGGGGACTTATGTAGCATTTGGGTTATTAACTTTATTGGTGTTACATGGGTTTTTTATATATTATAAAGGAACGAAGGATAAAATGGATCCCGCCAATGTATTTCCATCAAATAAACCATTTAGGGAACAAGCAAGTTGGACGTTAAAACGGTCGGCGAAGTTTATGAAAGTATTGATAGTTTTTATTGGTGTTTTGGCATTATTATCCGGGATGCTTTATCTTGCGATGACTAATCCTGAATGGGGTGGAGTTATATCGAGTCTATTGATGGTAATGACAGGAATTGTCATATTAACAATATTATATTTTGCTATAAAGGATTTGAAAGTAATACAACAAATAATGAAAAATAAATTTGTGCAGTTTATATTTCACTTAGTATTTTTAATACCGTGTATAATAATTGAAGTAGTTGATTATATATACCAAGAATTAAAACACACACCACAAACTATATATAATATATTAATTTTAGAAATTGTATTTATTGCTCTTTATTTTGTGATACCAATACTTCAAAAGAAATTTTATACCTATATACCTTTTGTGGAAGATCAAAAGGTTGTGCAGGAGGCGGAACTGAAAACATCATTGGCAGAAAAAGTAGAAATCCAAAAAAAAATAAGAGAAGAAAAGGGAAAGATAGCAAAGAAGTATCCAGAATTAAATTCGCGAACATTTTTTGATAAAATAATGAATGATAATTTAACATTAGATCAAAATGAGGTTAGCTTAGATAATCATATAATATCTTGTATGATTTATAAATGTGGACCAGTATTAGCGAAAGGAGAAAAAGGTGCCCTAATTGATCCCGAACAATATAAACAACATGAAGGAAAAGCAAAATTAGAAGAAATTAAACAGAAGTTAAAAGGCCCGGATGGTGTAATTCAAAAAATAGCAAGATATCAGGCAAGGATTGCGGATTTAGAAGCAAAAGAGAAACAATTAGAAGAAATGATTAAAAAGGGCGAGGGAGCTTTGGTTTCAAAAATTATACAAATGAAACCAGTTTATATTGGAAAGAAATTATTTAAAGCTACATATAAAGAATTGAGAACGGGTGGTAGATTAATAGTAGGTGATATAAGATATAATTATGCGATAAGTTGTTGGTTTTATTTACATAGTAACGCGCCAAATTTTTATTCGGATAAATATTACTCGATAATAAATTATAGCGAAAAACCCGATGTTGGTTATAATCCTGTTAAAAATAAACTGAGGGTACGTGTTCAAATAGATGGAACGAATGATAAATATAAAGAGTATTTATTTGATAATATAAAATTGCAAAAATGGAATAATTTAGTAATAAATTATGCTAACGGAGTTTTAGACATATTTATAGATGCGAAATTGATAGGTTCTTTTCAAACAATTCCGTATAAATCGGCTGATAATTTAACAATAGGGGATAACAAGGGTTTAAATGGTGGAATATGCAATGTTGTGTTTTTTAATAACATATTGAACAAAGAAAGAATACAAATGAACTATGAATTATTAAAAAATAAAAACCCACCTATCTTATAAATTTATCTAAATCTATATTATATTATGGAAACGAAACAAATTCTGTTTTATTTAATCATCGCAGTTTTAGTGTATTTGATATATAACTTCTTTTTTAAAGATCACACTGTAGTGGATTTACAAGGAATGCATAATGCCAAAGTATCATTGCCAATTGATTCGAAAAGCTTACCAAGCAAAGGAGGGTCAAATGACTACACATTTAGTGTATGGATATATGTTAATACATGGTCAGAAAAATATGGTCAGAAAAAGACGATTTTAAGAAGAACAACATCCGATGGTGAAAAGAACCCAATACCCGAAATATATTTAGAGAATAATACTAATGATTTGATGATAAAATTATCAACATACGCAAGTGGAAATTCAGGAGCAAAAGGAAATGTAGACACATGTAGTATTAAAAATATACCATTACAAAAATGGGTTCATATTTTGATGGCGGTAAATAATAGAACAAATGATGTTTATATCGATGGTAAATTGGTAAAAACGTGTATGTTGGATGGTGTAGCAATGTTAGATAAACTTGGTTCATTGACATTATGTCCTGATGGTGGATTTTCCGGTTACACATCTAAATTAAGATATTATGCCAGAGCAGTAAATCCAAGAGAAGCGTATGAGATTTACAAAGAAGGTTTTAGTGATAGTTGGTTAGGTGAAAGCGCAAGTAAATATAAATTAAAGTTAGCATTCTTTAGCGATGGAACTGAAATGAATAGTTGGAGCATTTAATTATGATAATGAATATATTTAATATCATAATTAATATATATATATGTCATACTCAAGTTTTTCAAATAATTTTGGGGTTGCTAAGGATTTAGGGAGTGCCGCCGGAGCCGCATCGGGAACAATGACCGGACAATTCAATAAATTTAAGAGCAATAAATATGTTAGTGGTGCTACAGATTTTTTAATGTCAAACACTGCTGTGGCCAAATTTTGTTTTTTAATTTTAACAGTTCTCTTGTTCGTATTTGCGATGAGATTAGGAAGTAAACTATTATCTTGGGTATTTGCTCCTTCTCCAAATCCTTATTTAATAAGTGGAATGAAATCGGCAAAAAAAATGACAAGGGTGATTCAAGACCCAAGAGATAGAGATTCCATACCATTATTGCGTTCCGATAATGAGGTAGAAGGCACAACATTTACTTATTCTGTTTGGATATATATTGAAGATTTAGCAAATTATAGAGAAGGTAAAAGAAAACACATATTTTACAAAGGTACTGAAACTATTGGAACAAAAGCAGAACATACAATGCCAGGAGGAGAAACAATAAAAACCGAAGATATAGCTTATCCTAACAATTCACCAGGTTTATTTATAGCCGAACAAGATAATTCTTTAATTGTCACAGTAAATACTTTTGATCATATTTTAGAAGAAGTAACAATACCAAATATACCACTAAATAAATGGGTCAATGTAGTTATTAGAGTATCAAATTTAAATTTGGATACATTTATTAATGGTAATATTGCTGTAAGACATAGATTAAGAAGTCCTGTAAAACAAAATTATGGTGATGTATTTGTGAATGCGAATGGTGGATTTGACGGTATGATTTCATCATTAAGATATTTTAATTCATCCCTTTCATCAGCTGAAATTATGGATATTGTTCGTGCTGGACCTAACTTAAAAATGGATAAATCAATGAATATTTTCCCACCATACTTTTCTATGAGATGGTTTTTCAGGGATAATGATCAAAGAACAGAATAAAATTAATTATAAATAGTTATCTATAATTAATTTATTTCCTTAAATTTGGATTTACACAAAGGTCTCTTGTAGGGAATATATCTCCACTCATACATTTATCATCTTCATCAATTTCAATACAACTTCTTTTTTTATTTAAAGTACCAACATAACAATATCCAGCTTTTTTCGCCATTTGTATATCTGCTTCATTAGATAAATCAGGTGAAGGTGTGGGTTCATTTTTTTTTCTTGGTTCATCTAAAGCCTTTTCAATAGTCTTATTCGGTTTATATTCGTCTTCTTCTTTTTTTTCTTCTAAAGCGTGTTGTATAGGATCTTCTTTTTCTTCTTCATCATCTTCAGTGCCATCGCCAAATATTTTAGTAAACAAAGTTACCCCTTCGGTCATATAAAAGTAAGTATTTAAACCTAATAATACTATTAATAATAATATTAATGCTATTTTTATGTAAAAAAACGCATTATTTGTATTAGAAGCAGAACCATCTTTAAATACTGTAGGTTCAGAAAATATAGTTGGGTCAGGAGCTGCTGTTTTTAATACTGGTAATAGTTTTGGGTCTAATGCTTGAGTTGTCATTATTATAATATTTATAATTATAATAATATTATTTGACGAGTATTTCCTAAATTATTTGAAGGTTTTACATCCACAGTTAGGGTCAGTTTGGTTTAATAACAAAAATGAATGTAATGATTTTCCAATACGTGGCGCTAATCCGGCTTTGGCACCAACACCATATGTTACACCATTAATTACAATTTTGTCATTAGCGGTAGCTTTTGCTGCTCTACGTCTTTTATTGCTTGGATTTACAGGCATTATACATTAAAGCAAGAAAAAAACTATTTGTTTCTCGGTACCATATTTGTTAATTTGCTCATTTTATCTAATTTATCTAATGTTTTTTCTAAATTACCAGAGCTTAAACTATTATTAAATAAATAATCTGTAGCGGGTTTAATTTCATTTTTTTTAATTATTTTATATATCATATCTATTTTCGATGTAATTTTTTTTATATGTTCTTCATTTTTTATCAAAGGTATTTTTCTATCAAATGGTTCCGTTAATAATGAAATCGCAAAATATATCATATATTTTCTTCTTTTTTTACAACCCGGTTGATATTTTACACAAAACAAATCATTTATACTTTCTATTATTTTTTCAATTCCATTTCCTCTCTTATTACATTCGTTTAATATAACGTCCCATATAATCCATATGATGTCTGTTCTGTGTTTATTTTCTACATTATAATTTCTTGCACCTCCCATTAATTTTAAATTTTGATTTTTTTTACATAGACTTTCAAATCCTGTTATCCACTCTACCCAATAATATGCTTCATTTGAGTTTCTCTGTCTTTTTGTTATATGATAAGCAAGTTCATTAATAGCTATAAATAATTCTTTTGGGTCGTCTTTATGTCTGAAAATATTATGAGCATATAAAATACTTTCAGCCTTTAATCTGCTTGTCATATGAGTTGATGAATATTCCTGTTCACTTATTTTGGGCGAATCATAAGAATTCTTTTTTTTAGATTGGCATATAACACATATAATTTCCGCAAATAATCTTCGTATTTTACTATTATTCCTCATTTTCAATTCATTACCAATATAACCACCATTCGCTATATTTTTAAAATCATTGAATCTTAAATTTAAATATGTAGGTAATAATGGATTACCTAAATGTATATTATTGCTCATAAATAAAAATAATATTTCCCATAATTCTAAATAATGACCCGCGCATAAGAATTCTATTGACCAATAACAGGCATCTTCTATTTTACCCGCTTTTAAATATTTTAGTAACTCTTTTTTAGCAGCACTTTTTTTATAATTTGAGAATGTCACCCCTTTAAACTCTTTTTGGGCTCTTTTATCATTTATTTCATTATCATTCATATTATATTTTATCAAAAAAAATATAAGTTTATTCGCTAATTAATAATGTTGTTATTTAATATATGATAAAAACCATCAAATCTGGATTTAAACAATTAAAATCATTCTATAATAAATCTTCTTTATGGACAAAAATAATAATTTTTGTTATAATGGCTCTAATATTTACAAGAATTGCTAATGACAATACACCACATATGGAAGGATTTTCACAAAAACGTCGATTTGTAGTTAAAAACAATAATGAATTGTATGATGATTTTTACTGTTCTGTTTATGACCAATTATTATACGATACAAAGAAAAATGATTTTGAGGTTATGCAAATACAGGATATTTGCAAAATTGATAAAACGAGTAATGTATTAGATTTAGGGTGCGGTAAAGGACATTATGTTAATTTTTATAAAAATAGGGGTGTATCAAGTCAGGGACTCGACAAATCTAAATCTATGATTAAAAGTTGTAGAAAATCATATCCATCATGTAAATTTAAACTTGGTAAAATGGAAGATGGTATGTTATATGGTCCTGATAAATTTACGCACGCAATTTGTTTATATTTCACTATTTATTACGTTAAAGATAAAAGGAAATTTTTTGAAAATGTTTATAAATGGTTAAAACCAGGAGGTTACTTAATATTACATATGGTTAACCGTGATCAATTTGACCCTATTGTACCACCATCAAATCCATTATATATTGTTAGTCCGCAAAAATATGCCAAGGAAAGATTAACTAAATCGCAAGTAAGATTTGAAGATTTTAATTATAAAGCTAAATTTTCTTTGTACAAAAATAGAAATGTTGGTAAATTTGAAGAAACATTTGTTGATGACGCAACACAACACGTTCGTAAAAATGAACATACTTTCTATATGGAATCTCAAAAAAATATATTATCCAAAGCAAAAAAAATAGGATTTATTTTAGAAGGACACGCTAATATGGTAAAATGCAGATACGAATACCAATACCTATATTTTTTAAAAAAACCAAATTAATATTAATTATAAATAATTATATACATAATTAATATATATGGCTTATAAAGGAACGATTCAATTTAGTTCTAATAAATTTGCGAAATCATTTAAACAAGGTTTAATAGGTCCAAAAATAGAAAAAAAAGGTTCTTCTGAATACATTGATAATTTTAAAAAATATTTAAAAAAAAGGGATAATAAAAAACATATAAAAACCGGCAAACATAAATTTAAGCAAGGTGATTTTGTAGAGGTTATGTCTAAATATCGAAGTAAAGTAGATGATGAATATGAAAATAAATATTATGTTACTGATTATGATGTAGATCCGGCTATTAAAGAAAAAAGCAACACCGCAAAAGGTAAACATTTCTTATCCACAATTCCTTATAAAAAAGTAAAAGGAAAAATCGCAATGGTAGCAATGCCTATGGTAGCAATGCCAATTTATTCGGATGAAGGAAATCTTCGTTTAAAGAAATTGGGAAAGAGGGAAATTAAAAAAGATAAAGAAGCTCAAAACTTATTAAAAAACATAAAAAAAACAAAAAAGAAGGGTGGAAGAAAATCGACTCGAAAGAAAAGGACACGTAGAAGAAAGAAGCGCACGCGTAGAAGAAAGAAGCTGACGCGTAGAAGAAGAAGAAAAAAACGCTAAATTAATATTATGATATTTTACATAATATTAAGCATAATTATATTAATCATAATAGCATACATATCTTATAAAGTAAAATATGGTTATTGGACAAAACAACCAGTGTTTCACTATCATAATATTTTTTACTGGTATAATCCACCAGGAGTAATTGAAAAAAGTAATGTTGAAATCTCAAAATATTATAATCCACAGATAGAATTTATAGAAAGCGATAAAATAACAACTGAAAAAAAAGAACTATTCGCATTATTGTTGAAATCACATTTTATGCCTTATAAAGGAGAAAAATACGCACCTACAACACAACAGATAATGAATAGTTTTAATAGTCACAAAAGACCAAGTTATATAGCATTAAATTATGATAAAAAAACATTGATAAGTGTTTTGACAACTATACCTATAAATATATATTTTAATGGTAATAAACAAGAAATATATTATGCTGATTTTTTATGTGTTCATCCAAAACATAGAAATCAAGGAGTTGCACAAAGAATAATTAATACAGTAACAACAAATCATAGACTAAAAGATAAAGCTAATAAAAGAGATACAAGTATTTTGTTTAAAAGGGAAGGAAAATCAATGTTAATAGTTCCTTTAACAATATATAAAAACTATGTATTTGATATTGTAAATTGGGATAAAAATGTTAATTTTAATGACTTTCCGTTTATACAGTTAATTAAATTAACAAAACAGACAGGGCCTTTATTATTAGAGTTATTGAAGAAAAGTGCGTTTAAATTTAATTGTGTTGTCGCACAAGATATGTCACACATTATGTATTTATGTGAAAAAAACGAGTTTATTATAACATTATTGTTGGTAAATAAAAAAGCGGTAGGTTTTTATGTTTTTAGAGATCCTTACATAACATATGATGGTGATAAAAGTATTGAAATGATTGCGTCATATAATGACGACACAACAAATGAAATATTTGCATTAGGATTTTTAAACAGTATAAAACATTTAAATAATAGTACAAAGAAAATAATTATGACTGATTCTGGTCACAACAATATAATACTTAATATTATATTGAAAAAATATGAAATAATTACAATATTAATGGGGTCTTACTATTTTTATAACTATGCTACATATCCTCTTATGAGTTATCAAGTATTAAGTTTGGTTTAGCGTGTATATTTTCCAGCTCTTGCGAATGAATCAACAACAAAAATAACAAAAACGCCTAAAAATAAATACAAAACCAGTTCTTCTGTAACATTTTCGGTTTTTTCATCTTTATTCTCTTCCATCATATGAATCAAATAATTAAGTTTTCTCATAAGTTCATCACGATTAGCATAGTTCATTGAAGAACCAGAAGATGAATTTGTATAGTATGGAACATAATTATTATATGCTTGTTGATATTTATCTTTTAAAGTATTAAATCCTTCAGGAGTTATAGCATGATCAACATTTAATGATTGTGGTTTAAAATTCTCCTTAACCTTATCTTTTTTACTTAATAATTCTGGTTTGGGTGGTGGATGAAATTCTGCTAAACCTTCGTGGTCGGAATCGTCATCATCGCTTTCTACTTCCATATTTTCCATTGAATTTAGGAATTGTTCCACCTTCTCGCTCTTTTTTTCTCTTCTTTTAATTGTTCTATTTTTACGTTTTTTTTCAAATTTATTTTTTAAATCTTCATTTTCTTCATTTTTTATTTCAGTCCATCCAAGAGTTGATGTCATTCTTATAAAATTAATAGATTATAATTTATTTTTATTAACTGAAAAATATATATATTTATGTATATAGAATGAAAAACGTTAAAAATTATATTGATATCATTTTATTAGTTGTATTAATGACTTGTCTTTATAATGGCGAATGCAATTTGTTAGGAGATATAGTAAACACCACTTTAGGAAAATTATCTATGCTCGTTTTTATAGTAGCAATTTTAAATTTTTTCGGTAAAACAGCAGCAGTTCTCGCCGCGTGTATATTTGTATTTGGATTACATGCTCATAGAAAAGAAGGATTTAAAGAAGGGGCAGGATTGGAAATTAAAATAGGCAATGACGCAAAAGATGAAGAAGAAACAAAGCAAAAAAAAGTTCAAGCAAAAAAAGAAGAAAAAATTGCGAGTAAAGATGATGATGATGATGAGAAAGAAGGTTTTAGTATACAAATAGGTTCAAGTACACCTGCTAAAGAAGGATATTGGGAAAAGAGGAATAAAGAATCTTTTGATGAAGAAGAAGGATTTATAGAAAGCATGAAAGATGAAATAAAGACTTTACATAAAAAAGTAAAGAAATTGGAAAAAAAGAAAGATGAAAAGGAAGGTTTTGCTAATTTAAGACAAAATCGTCGTTTAAAAATCAACAATATAAGTATTCTTAACACTACGGATTTAGACAGAACTATCAAAAAAGATAGTGAAGTAAGAACATTGAATTCAACTGTTTAAATAATTAATTATAAATAATAAATTATGTCTATAATTAATATATTATGGTAAAGAATAAAGTAGAAAAATCAATGAAAGGAGGCGCGGTAGCACCTAAGGGGTTAATAGCAAGTACGGTTCATAATGTATTGACAAGTCTAAGAGGTTTAAGTGATAGTAAATTTTTTATGGGGGTGGTAATGATATTGATGAATGTTGCTTCAAAACATATAAGTATAGATTTAACTGCTTCGCAAAAAAAATATTTTCAAAATAATGTTGCGAGACAGTTATTGATATTTGCTATAGCGTGGACAGCAACAAAAGATATTATAATATCATTGATAATTACAGCTGTATTTCACATTTTAGCAACACATTTATTGAATGAAGAAAGTAGTTATTGTATTATACCAAATGCGTGGAGAAATTTTGAAAAAATATTAGATCAAGATGGCGATGGCGAAATAACAGAAGAAGAAATAAGAAAAGCCAAAGAAGTTTTAGAAAAAGCAAGAAGTAAAGAGAGAAAGAGAGAAGCATTAAGAAATATGAATGACTTTAAAATCTCGCTATATTAATTATAAAATAATAGTAATAATTAATATATGACAGATGCTGGACAGCAAACAGAACCTATACAAACAGAACCAAAAAATATGAATGTATCGGGAACTATTAAAATAGAAAATAAAACAAAACCCACTTCTTTAATAAAAAGAACAAAAGAAAAATTAATAGATTGCGGTAAAGATAAAAGATTTGAGTTATATTGGGATTATACTACCAATAAAAGTGGAACACAACAATTTACATTTACAGGAAAAGAAATGGGTCAAAATTTCTGGTCAGAAAAAGAGAAAAATAAAATCAAAGTTGGTGACTTGGTTATTTTTTTAAAAAAGGGTCATCCTAATCATAAATATAAAGCAAGAGTTCATTCTAAAACAGGTTTAATAAGTAAATTAGAAGCTTTAGACAAGGGTATTATACAAGAATTGCCAAAAGTACCAGATACATATACATTAAAGTTTATAGCTCCTCCGGTTATAGCGCAAAAAAGAATTAAAAAAGAAAAGGGTGTATCACCAGATAATATAGAAAAAATTCCTGGTTATAGATTCTTTTTTTGTGGGAAAGCTACTGAAAATAAAAAAAAGAAATCTATATTTGATCCAGATTATTTATATAATAAAAATGATCTAAAAAAGTTGGTTAAAAGAGAGATGAAAAAAGGGTTTGTGAAAAAATTAGATTGGCGCATTGATAGAATTGAGGCAAAATATACAGATGTCAAGAAAGACCCTATAACAGGAAATCCAATTGCGCCTGATAAAATAATTGACACGCCGAAAGATTATAAAATTAAATATCAAATAGCAGAAGTAGAATTAGTAGAAGTGAGTAATCCTGTTTGTTTGCATAAAAATAAGCCTAATGAAGTTCATAAAATAAGAGCTTTAGTTCATATAAGATTAGTTAAAGTAGAGAAAGGTAAGCAAGTTACTGATGCTGAAGGTGTTATGTCTGTTATGGATTGTAGAAATCATAAGAAAAGAATAGTAGAATTAATTGATGACTTTAGAGAAGAAAGTGCAAAAAATGCGGAAAATTTTTCGATATATTTGGGTGATAAATTAAATCAAAAATTTGCTAAAAACCAATATGGTGAAATGAAATTTTATCAAGATAAAGGAAAACAAGAATATCTTGATGAAATAGAAATAAATAAGAAACGTGAAGAGAAAAGAAAAAAAGAATCCGGAGAAGTTGATATTGGCGAACCATCATCTGCCGCCGAAGCTAAAGCTACGATACATAATTGGAAAAGACAGGGTAGACAAGAAGCTCTTTTAAAAAAAGAGGGATTTGATAAGTTAGAGAAGAATGCGGAGGAAGAAAAAAAGGAAGGTGATTGGGTGTAAATTATATTTCATCTACATTAGGGTCTGTTGGTAATTTATTTTTAAGTGTTTCATTACCATCATCATCTACTAATTTATGTAATAATTTCTGGAAATCATCTTTTTCTAATATAGATTCCAATTTATTTAATTTTCTTTCAATAATAACTAATTTATCTATTTCGATGTCATCGGGCGTAGGGACTTCATAATACCAATTATACGCATATTTACTTCCATTATATACCATTTTACCAAAATGCCATGTAAAATCCACAGCTTCATATAGTAAGAACCCAAGAACCATTAATATATTAACTATATATATTTTTAATATATTATAAACTCAAATTAACTACATTTTTCCCACTAATTTTTCTTCTACTTTTCTTTGGTCTTTTTCCATCTAAACTGGAATTCAACTCTTCAATTTCTTGAATACTTACAGTACTTTGATTATCTTCTTTCAAATTAATCTTTTTTGTTTTCAATCCAGATAATAAATCTTTTAAATCTGTTGGACCTTTCATTTCTGGTCTTGGTGGTGATTTTCCTGGTATTGGTCCAAAATTAGATTCCATATTTTCAGCATCATTAAATTCTGCCCTTTTACTTCTTGAAGGTCTATCGCTGAAACTGCTCTTCATTCTTGGAGGACTTCTTCTTTGTTGTTCGTTTGGTCCCGGAGGAGAACCTCTTGGAGGATCCTGCATAACAGAACCCATAAAATTACTAAATCCAGGATTTGTATCAGCCATGCTACTGGCGGCGGCTTGTGTAAATTGTTGCATTAATTCGGGATTTTGCTTTAATATGTCATCCATTCCGGGCATAGCTGATTTAAACATGGTATTTGTCATATGCACCATAACAGCTGAACCACCAAGCATAAATAACAATTTTAATTCTGGAGCTATTTTAGCTTTACTTGCATATTTTTCGTGTAGTTCGCCAAAAACATCATCATATTCATCTACATTTTCATTGACAGATTCTGCCCAACCATCTAATTTCAAATCAAATGGATCGAATTTATTATTAAGAAATTCTAAACCTGTAATACAAGCCATTAAACATTTTTGTTGAAATTTAACACTTGCCTTCTTTTCTTTTTCAGATTTAATCATTTCAAATTCACCTTTCATCTCCTCTAAACTTGATTGCATTGAATATTTTTTGCTCAATGTAATACCTTTCTTCTCGATTTCTTCTAATTTTCGTAGATAAAAAAACTTTTCTTTTAATGTTTCTTCTTGAGTCATTGGTTTTTTGTCAGGAACATTTAAAGTTGGGTCGATTGGAATATCATTGAATTTTTTAAATCCATCCTCATCTTGAGTAGTTTCCCCGATACCTGATGTACCTTTCAAAATACCTTTTGTTTCATTTATAGGCTCTACATTTAATTTTATATTATTACTCCCATTGTTATTATTATTAGTAGGCGATCCGGTTTGTTTAAAATCGGTACCACTAAATAAAAAATTGCTTTTTGTTGTAGTTACTGTTTTTTTTTCTTTGGTTGATTCGTCTAAAGATATGTTTAATTCAGCTAAATCATCTAAAACAATATTGGATGATACACTTTCTTTTTTTTGCTTATTTGGATTCATAAGTAAATCAGCACCCGGACCAAAATTAACTGATTTACCACTTGCTTTTAAATCTGGAGAGCTTGGAATTTCATTTAATGAAATTTGAATTGTTTCTGCCATTATTAAATATATAAGAATTTTTAATTTTAAGTAGTCCGCAATATATATTAATTAAGTTTATGTTTTATATACCATTTTGCTTGGAGAAAACAATCCGCTAAATCGTCTTTTTTTTTATGTTTTTCAAAATGTTCCTTCCAATTAGTATTAGTTATTAATTTTCTTGTTATCTCGATACTTTGTTTTTTTCTTTCATCATAAGTTGTTTTTTTATCTCCTAAAAAATCTTTTAATTTATTAATAGAATTCACGGGTACAATATTAGTAACATTATTTTCAATAAAATGTTGCATTATCATTCCTTGTAAAGTTTTCATTCTTAATGCTAAAGGACCTATTTGATTTTCGATTATAACTAAATCAATATTAATATCTTGAAATATTTTATGAAATATTTTTTTTAAATTTATACCATAAGAAACCATATTCATTTCAGTTGTTAAAACATTACTTATAATATCATAATAATTACAAGATAAGTCGAATATGATATTTCTTAATATATCTTCTTTTTTTTGTTTTTCGTTACATAGAATACAGCATTCATTACCTATTTTTACCAATTGTTTTTTCTTTAAGCGTTTGATTCTTTTATTAGAAAACTGAGGAGGAGGTATTTTGTATTCTTTTGCATGATTTTTACAATAAAACTTATTTTTCTTTGTATACCTCGCCTTTTTATCACATTTTTTACCATCTTTTTTCTTTCCCATACATATTTCATTTTTATTTTCACATAAATCTATAACATCCCATTTAATAATAGAATAATTATTAATATCCTTATAGTCAATTAAACAAAATGCTAAATTTTTCATACCAACATCTATGCTTATTATTTTTTTCATTATATTAATACTTAATGAATTAATTTTAAGTATTAATTACATTTGACCTGATCTTTTTATTAACAATTGTTCTTGTGTCATAATTGGTCCCGACAAGTTTGATTCTAATGCTTCTCGTGTCAAATACATATTTTTTAAATCACTGCTTTGATAACCAAAAGGAACAGAATTATCATTACAACCTTTAAATAAATATTTATCGTGTTGTCTATTATCACTACCTGTGCAACTTTTTGTGCTACACATTTTTGCGAGATTACTGTTAGCTTTCATTACTTGTTTTCCGCTGTTAATTAAAAATTGACGATAAGCATAATTAGAATTAATTCTATACGTTTTTTTAATATTATTATTATTGTGACATGCCGCATCATAATTTGTAAATTGTCTGGTATCACTCATTAATGGAGGTGAATTATGATGAATATTATTAGATCCTGAATAGCAAGTTGCCCAACTCATATATATATTAAATGACAGATAATTAATTATATAAATTAATTAATTAATTATTTTCCAATAAATTTACTAAACCAGCTTTATTCAATTTTGTATAGCCTGATAAACCTTTCTCAGAACATAATGATTTTAATTCTGATACTTTCATACTTGAATATTCCTTAACTTCATTTTCGATTTCAACTTTTTTAACATCATCATCGCTATCCATATCATCTAAACTATCACCATCATCAGATAAATCTAAATTTATACTTTTAATACTTTCATCTGTTTTTTTTACTTCCTTTTCTTCCTTTTCTTCCTCTTCTTCCTCTTCTTCTTCCTCACTTTCTTCGCTTTCTTCTTCACTTTCTTCGCTTTCTTCTTCATTTTCATTAACTTTTTCTTCTTCTTCGTTATCAGATACTGTTATTAATTTAACATTTTCATTGCTTTCTTCTTGTGGTAATTGCTTTGATACCATTTCATTAACATATTGGAGTTCTCTATTTTCAAATGGGTCTTCTACTCTTTCATTATAAACTTGTGTTTCTTCTCTTGGAGAAGATTCTTCAGAAAAATTTTGAATCATTACAAACATACTATCTAATTTAGATTCTACATTTTCAATTCGATTTTTAAAATAAAACCATAACAAAATAGATGCAACACCTGTTACACCAATACAAATAGCCATTCCGCGTGCGCTGGAAAACATATTATTATTATTAAATAAAAAATAATCTTTAAATGAACGAGTACTTAATTTATATATTTTTTAAAACTCTTTCAGCTTCTATTATTATATTTTCAGGATAGTTGAGAGATTTTAATACGGCGATACCGCCCTTTGTTTTTGAATATCCGCTAACAAGTTTATATGTGTTTTTACTAATATGATTATTAATAAATGTTTCCATGTTATAATTTTTAATATTCTTATTTTTTCTAAATAATTTGCATAATTTTATATAATGTGTCGTTAATATGATTTTAACATTTTTATTTTTTATTAAATATTCCAAATATCCATAAGCATTACTAACAGCTTCATAAGGATTTGTTCCAGAATATAATTCATCAAATACACAAAAATGCCTCTCATTCTTATTTTTATCAATTATATCAAGTATGTGTTTACACCTTCTTGCTTCAGATTGAAATAAACTATCCCTTGAACAACTGTCAGGAATGTTTATATATGAATGTATAAATTTATAAGGATTTAAAACACCTTTCTTATAAAAACCAAATCCTGTTTGTTGTGTAAATATTATATTGATGATTGCTGATTTTAATAGAGTTGTCTTACCCGCTGCGTTAGGTCCGGTTAAAATTATACTTTTATTTAAATTTACATCATTTTTAATAGGTGAATTATCTTTCAGTGATGGGTGATATATATCTTTAAAAGAACACTTATTTTTTTTTGAGAACTTAATTGAATTAATATAATTGTTTGATATGTTATTTTTTAAACCACATAATGTATCTATGTATCCATTAAATCCAAGTGAATAACATACAATATCGTTTATATCATCGTCATAATGAAGTCTATAGAAATATTTCATAATTAATCCAAAAATTTTAACAGTTTTAAATGATCTTGTTTTTTCTGGTAACAATTCTAATTCTTCAATAAAATCGTTAATTTTTATTTTATATTCGTCCAAATCTTTGGCGAAACTTTGGTAAGAAGGATAATCTTTTGTCATATGATAATATTTTTCCATATTATTTCTGGTATATTTTAAGTATTGTTTCAATGATTGAATTATATCAACTATATAATATGCGTTAATATAGAAATGATAACAAGATATAACATTTTGGTAGATACTGTATAAGTAAAATCCCAACATTATAAGTCCATATAATTTTGTTTTAATAGAAGCGTCAGAAAAACTGGTTAAAACCTGACCAATTTGATGTCTTGATATAACCTGTTTTAAAATATGAATATAATTATCCATGGTTATGTTTTTACCCATTAATTTTAAAAAGAAAAAGGGTAGAATTAACATGAATATAGGTGTCATAAGTTGTAAAATTGGACTGGTAATATTTAAAATACTTAAAATTTGTAATAAAAATGGGTTATAATTTAACCACTTCAATCGTTCCCATTCAATATATTGATATTTTTCTTCAATTTCTTCAATATTTTTAATTTCATACCAATCTTTTGCGGTATTATTTACAATATCAGTGTCTTGTTCAATATCATACCCTTTCATAATTTTTTGCGAGTCCGATAAAAATTGTTTATTATTTGTAAATTTATCTCCCCAAGATTCAAGTATAACATTGCCTACTGTTGTTGTAGGATTAAATAGATGGTTATATGCTGATTTTGTATCATCATCTTTAGTTTTTAATAGTTCCAAATCATTTTTTATGTTATCATTGATTTGGGTGGTTTCTTGATAAAAAATTGGCAAATGAAATGTATTTTTAATATTTTCTTCCATTGTTTAAAGAAATAAATAGAAAATATTAAAATATTATAAACTTATATTAATAATTGATTATAGCTATAATAAACCAAATATGGAGGAAATATAAACCATGGTAGATTCCATAATAGAGGAGGCCACCACCATTTATCATTTAAATAATAGTTTTCCGATTTTGTATCAAACATATCCCAAAACACAGTGCTTTGATACCAACATATTAATGAAAATTGAGCAGCACCTAAAAGAAGTATATTCAAATATTTATGTTTATCATTGTTGCCTATAAAAATATAATATATAACAAGCGTACTAAAAATAAAACTAAATACACCATGTATTATTTCACCAAGCATAACACACCTAAATGAATGACTACCTGTTTCATGAGGGTTTTTATCATTGTATCCGTGTCTATATTTAGAGTCGGCTAAAGAATAATCAGCATATGCATCCATATACAAATTTTTATTAAAAATGTCTGAAATATTATAATTACTTTGTGACCACATACATTTATCATTATTATAATAGTATCTTCCTTTATCACATATATATTTCATATTGAAAGGAAGAATGAATTCAAATATTGAAATAGCAAATGACCAGAATGCCCATAATGCTATAATAGTTAAAGAGTTATTTAGACCAAATAATTTTGCGATTGGGATAAATATTGTAAAAAATATTGTAAACCATAAAATGACTAATTGATATCCTTTCATATAAATTTGTAAAATATAATTTATGTGAAATATAATCATATATCTAAATGTTTTGTGAAATCAATCGGCATTTCTTGTATTACTGTTTCGTAATATTTTTCAAATCGTGATAATCTGTTTGAATCATATTTGGTTTGGAAATTGATAGCCACACCTTTTCTACCCCATCTACCAGATCTACCAATTCTATGTAAATATGTGTTTTCATCACGTGGAATATCAAAATTAATAACGATGCTTACCTGTTGAACATCAATTCCTCTTGCAAATAAATCAGATGTAATTAAGACACGACAACCACCTGATTTAAATTCTTTATAAACATTTTTTCTTTCAATGTCATTCATTTTCCCATGTATTTTTTTAACAGGGAAATCGTCTGTTATCATTGCTTCTTCTAAATCATTTACTCTATTTACGCTATTACAATATATTATGGCTTGTGAAATGGATAATCCACTAAATATATCTTTAATAGTTTCGTATTTATGTGTATCGTCTTCAAGATTAATATAGTATTGTGCAATACCCTGTAGTGTCAATTCATCGTTTTTAACTAATATTTTTGTAGGATTTTTCATAAATGTAGAAGTTAGTTCGTGTAAATCATTTGGCATTGTAGCACTAAAAAGAGCAATTTGAACATTATTAGGCATTGCTTTAAAAATTTTGTACATTTGTTCTTTAAAACCAGAAGATAACATTTCATCAGCTTCGTCAAGAATTAACAATGATAATGATTCCGGTTTTAAAAACTTTCTACGTACAAGATCATTTATTCTACCCGGTGTCCCAACAATGATTTTAGGCTTCAAACTGTTTAATTGTTTTTTGTTTTTGTCTACAGAAGTTCCACCAACCAATAAAATAGGATTAACGTCTTTAATATATCTTGAAAGATTTTCCACAACATTTAATATTTGATGTGCTAATTCGTGTGTGGGTGCTAATATCAGAACTTGAGGCGATTGAATATCAGTTTTTAAAATATTTAATGCGCCAATAACAAAGGCGCCAGTTTTTCCTGTTCCAGATTGCGCTTGTGCTGTAATATCCCTTCTTCTACCATCGTGAAAATTTCTTGTCATAGGATACAAAGCTTTTTTTTGTATAGAACTTGGTTTTTCAAAACCAAAAGAATATATTCCTCTAAGTACATTGTTGTTGAGATCTAATTTTTCATCTTCCCAATCGTTTATTTCATATAATTCGTAATTATTCGCTTTCTTTTTAGAAGTCATTATAATTATACTATAAATCTCTTTAACTATTTTTTAATATCTTTTATTTAATAAAAGAAAGTGATATAAAAGTAAAGCATAAATTATATCATTATGGTAAAATATACGTTAGAAGATTATAATATGATACAACAAAACTGTGATATTGATGAATTAAGTGCAACTACTATAAAAATAGTGAATGACTTAGCAAAAAAAGTTGGAGCTCCAAATTATAGCAAAACACCAATATTTAAAAAGAAGAATAAAATGAAGTATAATTTGAAGAAAGAGGATTGGGAACAAATAAGAAATTTTAAAACAACTTCATTAAAAAAGAATCAGGAAGGTATTGAAGCACAAATAGATTTGTTGAGAATAAATTTAAATAAATTGACAAAAAGTAATTATGACACAATAACAAACGAGATATTTAATTTTATAAATAATATAATAGATAAGGAAAAGGATCCAAATGAAACATATAAATCGTTGATGCGAATAGGAGATTCTATTTTTGAAATAGGATGCTTAAATGTATTTTGGTCGGCAATGTATGCAAAGTTATTTAAAGATTTGATTGAGCAATTTGATATAATGAAGAAAATATGTCATGATAATTTAAGTAAATTTATAAAAATATTTGATGAAATAGAATGTGTTACATTAGATAACAATAATTACAATGAATTTTGTCAATGTAATAAAAAAAATGCAAACAGAAGAGGTATGTCAAGTTTTTTCATTAATCTAATGATGAATGAAATTGTAACGAAAGATTATATTTATAATGTTATTTCTAATTTGTTAGATAAGATAAATATGAATTCATCCGATAAAGATTATGCGAATATAAATGAAGAAATTATTGAAAATATATTTATATTGATAACTTCTGGAAAAGAAAGTTTAAGTGGAACAAAAGAATGGGATGGTATTATTAGAACAATTGAATTTTATTCTGAAAAACAAAGTGACCCGGGGATATCAAAAAAGATCCAATTTAAATGTTTAGATATTATTGATGAACTTGATGAATGAATATAAAAACAAAACATTATGAATATTTAATAATGGAAAATATTAAATATTCAATAATTGAAATTAAAAAAGATGATGAAAAATCTGGTTTAAATGAAATTTTAAAATGTGTGGAAGAAAAGGAGGAAGATGAAATGAAAAATAATAACGAAGGTGATAATTTTTCTGCCATGTTTTTTTTAATGGAAGAAGAATATAATATATTAACAAAAAAAGAACTTGAAAGAATATGTGATTACTATGAAATTAGTAAGAGGAAAAAGAGAAAAGCGGATTTGATACAGGATATAATAATATTTGAACAGGATCAAACGAATAGTGAAATTGTAGAAAGGAGGACTGAAATGTGGTATTGTATTGAAAAAATTAAGAACGATAAAAACTTAAAAAAATATCTAATATTAGATTAATACATATGAGTTCAGTAAATTCTAATTTGAGTAGTCAAATATTATACAAAAAACCGAAAGTTAAAATATATAAAAACGACAAAGGTAAAAAAGTAAGTGTGTATAAAATATTGTTAACTGATGAAAAAATTCCTATTATTATAGCTTTAGGTGAATCAAGAAAGGAACATTTGAAATACAATATATTATACTGTCCCGTATATTTAGTTTTGGGCGATGGTATAAATAATAAAATAACATTTGAAAATATTGGTGTATATGAATTTTTTGCTACAAAGGAAGAAAACTTAAAAGATAATTTTAATGATTATAATATTCGCCTGATAGAGGGGCCATTAATTTTCAATGATATAACAAATAAAAAATTGAAAAAAATGTTGAATAATAAACCATTATTAAAAGATATGGAGGAAAGTGAAATACAACAACAGGAAGATAAAGATGCCGAAGAGAGTAAAATAGATAAAACAGGGGAATCAGTAGCAGTTATGGCAAAACCTTTATTAGTTTCTTTGGAATTAGAAGACGACGACGACGTTGAAATAAAAGATGAAAATAATGAAAAGGATTATAGAAAAATTGTTAAAGAATATGAAGCAATGGGTGTTAATGCTCCAAGAAAGAATTGGTTACAGAAGAAATTTCATGATTATAATTATAAAATTTGGCCAAATAAAGGTAGTGGAGATTGTTTTTTTATAGCATTATCACAGGCATACAAAAGTATTGGAAAAAAAACAAATGATAAAGAATTAAGACAGAAATTAGCTACAAATGTACCCGAATCAACGTTTAAAGAGTATATGGATAGAAAAAAAATGTTTCAAAATTTTTTAGAGAAAACACAACAGAAACAATTGGAAATAAAGAAAAAAGTGGGTGAAATGAAGAAAATGAAAGCAAATAAACAAAAACAATTTGATGAAGTTAAGAAATCAATAGGTCAAAAAAGTATTAAACAGGATCCTCGTTATAAAGAAATAATAGCATTAAATAACGAAATGCAAAAAATGGTGAAATTATTTAAAGAAAAAAAGATTGAATTTACTCAAACACAAGAACATTTGGCACAATTTTCTTTTATGAAGGATGTTGAATCCTTAGAGCAATTTAAAAACAAAATAAAGATGTCTGATTATTGGGCAGATGATTCGAGTTTAAGAATTATGGAAGAGGTATTGAATATAAAAATTATAGTAATAGACAAAGAAAATAAGAATGGTTTAATACACTGTATGGACGCAAGTGAATCAATAAAGGCTAAGGGATTTTTTAAACCAAAATACTATATTATAATGGATTTGGATCAGGGCAAGATAAACCAACCTCACTACCAGTTGATATCATATAAAAATAGAAAAATGTTTCGTTTTCATGAATTACCACATTCGGTGAAAGAAGAAATAAAACACACATGTTTATTAGGTTCAGGAAATGGTATATATAATTTCATACCAAAATTCAATAGATTATTAAAAGAAAAAGAGGATAGTTCAAATGACGAAGAAGATACAATAGCCGCAATAGATGCTGAAGCAGAAGAACAAGATAATTTAGAGTTTAAGGATTATGATGAAGATGTTGTATTTGTGTTTTATAGTAAATCAGCTCATAAAAAGCCAGGGAAGGGACAACACGAAAAAATAACGAAAGAAAAAGAAATTGATTATAAAGAATTAAGTAAAGAGAAAAATTGGAGAAAGGTGTTATCCAATTTTCATATTGTATCAAATCCTTTTGAATTAGATGGTCATACTTGGAACTCTGTAGAACATTATTACCAAGCAAGTAAATTTCAGGGATATACGGAAAAATCAGAAAAACATGATTTTTATTTAAAATTTACAGCGGAATCCGGTAGTGAAATATCAAAAGATCCGGCAAAAGCAAAAAAATATGGTGGAAAAGATAAATCGGGTAAGTATCGAAAAAAACATATTTTAATGGATGATGATTTTTTTAATGGAAAACATAAAATTTCTATGGAACGTGCCCAGAGGGCAAAATATACAACAGATAAATATAGTCAAAAAATATTGCTTTTGACAAATAATGCGAAATTAGTGCATCTTGAGAAAGTTCGTGGCGGTCCATCAAAACTAATCACATTTTATGATACTATGAAAATTCGAAAAGAATTAAATAATAAATAATTATATAAAATTAAAATTTATATAATTAATATATAAATGACTAATAAAAAGGTTATACAAACATTCTTTGACCTTATAAAGGGAGAATTTAATTTCTATAAAAATAGTAGCACATATGATAAGATAATGAAACAGATTTACAAAGATATAAAAAAAATAAAACCAAAGAAGATAGTTATTAATAAAGTTCCTTATGATGAAAAAACATTAAGTAAAAGTCATTTTGTTAGTGACAATGCGAAAAAAGCTCTTTCTAAAATAAAACATACATATCAATGTAACTTTACTATATCAGGAGTGGATATTACGTTGGATTTTATAATGACAAATAATAATAAAAACGAATATCTTAAAAATGCGGAAAAGGTGCAAAGATTATTAATATTTATGATTAATTTATCTAATCTTAAAATGAAAACATTAAACATTGTACTATTTTTACATGATGATAAAAAGGTGATAAATAAAAAATATGAAATATTATCACCAAAGCATGTTAATACTGCCGTGACATACGCTTGTAATCCAAATGGTGAAATATTTTTGTATAGGAAAGAAGAATGGTTTAAAGTATTGATTCATGAATTGATGCATAGTTTATGTTTAGATTTTTCGGGTATAGATATAAAATCATTACAGGATAATGTAAAAAAAATATTTAATATTGATAGTGAATTTGAAATAAGCGAAACATATAGTGAATTTTGGGCTACAATTTTAAATTGTTCTTTTTTATCAGTTGATATAAGTAGAACTTATAAGACATTTAAACAAAATGTAACGATGATGATAGATTTCGAACGAATATTTTCTTTGTTTCAATCTACAAAAATATTGAAATATATGAAGATAGATAATTATAAAACTTTTTTAAATGAACAATCACATTTATTTGAAGAAAAGACTAATGTTTTTTCATATTATATTTTGAAGAGTGTATTGCTTTATCATTATGACGATTTCATGTCGTTATGTTATGAAAATAATCAACCTTCAAATCCTGTATTTTTTTATAAATCGCCAGGAAATTTAAACGATTTATTTCATTTTATATTGAATAATTATAATAATGATGAAATTGTAGATGATTTTATGAAAATTACCGAATTGTTTAAAAAAGTAAGAAATAATACGTTGTTACATACTATGAGAATGACATTATTTGAAAAAAAATAAAATTGATTTTAATTATTAGTTAAAATCAATACAATAAATAAACATGGGCATCAAACAATTAAATAAGCTGATTAGATATCATTCACCATTAAAAACTATTAATATATCGGATTTGAATGATAAAACTATAGTAATAGATACCATGATATACATATATAAATTCATGGCGAATGAATCATTATTGGAAAATATATATTTAATGTGTGTTCTTATGAGACATCATAATATAACTCCTATATTTATATTTGACGGAGATAAACCACAAGAAAAAAGGGATGAATTAAATAGAAGAAGAGAACAAAGAAAAGAAGCTTGGTTAAAATATGATAAAATAATGGCCGATTCAAATGATGATGAATTAAATAGTACAAAGGTAAAAAAAGAGCTTATGAAACTAAAAAGGCAATGTATAAAAATAAAATCGTGTCATATTGAAGAGATAAAAAAACTTATTACATTTTTAGGGATGAATTATATTGTAGCAGAAGGAGAGGCAGATAAACTATGTGCCGAATTAGTTATAAATAAACAAGCGGATGCTTGTATGAGCGATGATATGGATCTTTTCGTTTATGGATGTCCTTATGTATTGAGACTTTTTAATATTTCAAGAAAAACAACCATACTATATGATTTAAAGAGCATATTATCCTATTTAAATATGTCATTTGAAGATTTTAAAATAATGTGCACTTTATGTGGAACGGATTATAACATTGAATATAATAAACACAATATATTCAAAATTTACAGTAAATATAATTATTACATGAAAAATGTCGATACTAATAAAATAACATTTTTAGATTGGATTATTGGTGAAAATGAAAACTACGATAAAAAATGTATATGCGATACTATTAATATGTTTAATGTTAAAAAAACAGGGACATACAAAATCATTGAAAATAAATTTGTAGACAGAATCAATCTTTATAAATTATTAGAGAAAGAGTTCTTTTTGAACCCTATTGAAGTTTATTAATTATTACATATTAAATATGGAATAATTATTTTTTATTCAGTTATTGACTGGAGGATGCTTTTGCGAAATGAGGACTCATGTATTTTTGAAGATTGAAATAAGTCAAATCATCGTCTTTCTTCAATTTCAATAGCTTCTTCAATTTCGCATCGGCAAGGATATGACGACCGTTCTTTGGGTCTTGTAGGTTATGGGCGCGAATATATTTGTTGATTTCGCGAGTTACATCAGTGCGAGCCATTTCACTATCTTTTGGTTTTCCCAAAAATAGAGCCAATTCGTTACTGATTTTGGTTGGTTTTACAAAACCACTTGGTTGACGGTTTCCCGTGCGCTTCTTCTTTCTTCCTACTTTACGTGCTGCTTTTAATTCACGATCGGTTCTCTTTGAAAGAACTCTTACTTGAGTGGTTAGTGTAGTCAATTGACTGCGAAGAGCAGTGCATTGAGAAAGAACTTGTTGGAATTGTTCCTGAAGATTAGGAACAGTCTCTTCGACTACAGTTTCTACTGGAGCAGCTACTGCTTCTACCTTAGCTTGTGGTGCTGGAGGACTTGCCTTTTTGGCGGACTTCTTTGATGACTTCGATTTTGGCATCTTATGAAATCATATATCGAATTCTTTTTAAATAGATTTCTTATAATATATATATTATTTCTAAAAATCAAACCATAACGCAGTTAATTAATATTTATAAACCTATAAATATCAATATTTATATATTTTGATTGGGCAAAAAGGATTCATATAACCATGGCAAGGCATCGGCTGCGTGCTGACTAACCAATGTTAAAACTCCTAAAATATAGTTAGCACCCAATGTACGGTTTTCTTTGTCTTCTGATTTTAATAATTCTTTCATTACATCTAATGAATATGTCTTTAATGTTAATGATGATTTATGCATAAGTGTTCCTAATGGGATATTTAAAAATGGATTTCCATTCGGCGGACATATACTTATTCGTGTTTCATTCGTTAATTGTGCTCTGTATCTCCATACATCGTCCAATTCTCTCAAAAATCTAATTAATCTTATTTGTGATAAATTTAATAACCATTTTGTATCTGTTATATGACCAAGTTGATCTATTTTTTGGAATACCTCAATCGCTTTCAATTCCAATTTCTTCTCACTCGATAACACATTTATATCATTATCAAATTTATATTTAATTTTTTTATTCAATACCTTTTTTGTAAGCCATATAACTTTATTTAATTTATACAAAACATTATTATTCAATTCTCTTCTTGTGTAAGGATTTTTTGCTATCCCGCTTCCATCATTCGATTTCATTATCAAATTAAATAATGAATATATGTCGAAGGCATAATTAAATCCATCATCATCTTTAAAAGAAAATCTTTGATAAAACGGTATTTTATTTACATCTTCAAATGTTAAAAAATCCGTATCATTTATACTTTTTAATCCAATACCTTTTAATTTAAATATTTTTTTTATAATATATCCTCTCCATATCTTTTGTATTTTTCTACTGTACAAAGAAAATTTCAAATAATTATAGATTCTGTGTATTTTCTCATTCTTATTGCCGGATACTTTTAATTTATAATGTTTGCATATCGCTTTCAATTGTTTTACATTATAATTATTTGCCAATAATATATTATAATCCTTCATTTTTGGTATAAAAAAATCTTCTTCTTTAACTTTTTTACATTTCTTTTGCTTTTTTGGCACAGGTTCATAAATAACTTTATTTATGAAACTTCTTGGCGAATGGTCTTTCCATTTTATAACAACGTTCATATTTATAAAATATAAATATTTTTTTAAACCATTTTATTTATTTAAGACCTTCATAAACAATAATTTTTTTTTTACTTTAAGATAATCCAGGTATATTAAACAAATAGCATGAGACTAATAGGATATATAGTTTTATTATATCATATTTTTCTTTGTACATCTAAAAATATAAATGAATGCAATAAATTATGGGGAATGAATAATGAAATTAATGGTGTAACTGTTTCTAATATTGGAATATATATGTGTGTCGATGATCCATTAAATATTTATTCATCTATAACCGAAACAAAAGATATTGTTTTATCAAATCAACAATTTGATATTCAAAATTTTAATCAAACAGTACAAAGAAAATTAAACAACACAATCAATAACACTATTTTAACAACTACCGAAACATCAACAACTACTGAAATACCAACTACTACAGAGTTATTAACAACAACTACTGAAATACCAACTACTACAGAGTTATTAACAACAACTACCGAAATACAAACTACAACAACTACTGAAATACCAACTACTACCACTGAAATACCAACTACTACCACTGAAACACCAACTACTACCACTGAAACACCAACTACAACTACCGAAACAACAAAAATAACACTAACAACTAAAAAAAATTTAAGAAATGAAGTAAACCAAACAGTATCTTTGTTTGAGAAAAATAAAGATATAAAAAATAATCTCGATAACACACAACCAGATATAGGATTAATTATTGGACTAACTGCTTCATTAATTGTGTTTTGTTTATGTTGTATAAGATGTAATCCTCTTATCTATGAATGTCTTAAACGTAAATGTAGGAAATTAACTGAAAAAAAAGCACTAAGAAATAAAACAACTCCTTCTGTAAAATTAGATATAAAAGAAAAGAAAGTTATGCCAATACAGAAAACAGTTATAAATTATCCACCTCAAGTCATAAGTCCTAAAAGAAAAGTAAGTCTTGGTTTTAATACTATGGGAGAACAAAAAGATTGGTATAAAGAAACTTTTAAAAATGAATTATCTGATTTCAAGGATATAGAAGCACCGTCAGCACCAAGGTTACCTACACCAAAAATGCCTATACCAACATTACACGCTAATTTAAATGATTTGGAAAATCACGTTAATACTTCTCGCGAAATTAATAATAAAATTAATACTAAAATGGATGACATGATAAAAGATGTTGAAAATACTAAAAAACAATTTTCCCTTGAGAATAGGAGCAGAAATAAGAATTTAAGGATAAGAGAAATTGGACATGTTAAACAACGTATCGATAGTATTGAGAAAAGGAAAAAGAATCCAGATTTTAGAAATGTTCGCTTAAATTCATGGGCGCGATAATAATTTTTTTCAAGGGAAAAATTAATAAATTATAAAATTGATTTAAAGAGAATCATGTATATTAGATTAATATAGTATGTCCTCCAGTATGCAGATCACCTCCGCGAAAAAGTTCGATTGTGAACAAGTTAAATACAAACCTCCTACTACCAATACCCGTGGTGGTAAAGATGTTAAAGTTCAACTAAAAGGTTCTAATCTTGTAATACAAGTCCCACTTATGCTAACGTGGGGTCTTAATGAACGAGATAACGACGGTAGAATGTCTTATGACGTTTCTCTACAGTTTGAACCTCATAAATATCCTGCTCAACAAAGAGCATTGGATAATATGAAAAGTTTTGAAAATAAGTTGTTGAATGATGGTGTTGCCAACAGCAAGGCTTGGTTTGGTAAAACCAAAATGACACGTGAAGTAGTTGAAGCTATGATGTGGCCAATTCTTAAGTATCCTAAGATGAAGGATGGTAGTGGTGAACCAGACTATAGTAGAAACCCTACAATGAAATTGAAAGTTCCTTATTGGGATGGTCAGTTCAATGTAGAATTGTATGATATGGACGGTGTTCCACAATACAGACAGCCTAAAGAAGGGCAATGGGAAGCAGATAAAAATAAGGGTACACCATTGGTACTAATGCCTAAAGGAACTCATCTTACTGGTCTTATCCAATGCACTGGTCTATGGTTTGCTGGTGGTAAGTTTGGATGCACTTGGAAGTTGCTACAAGCTAAACTACAACAACCTGTTCGTTTGGTTGGGTCTGGTGTTTGTCATATCGTCGATGATAGTGATGATGAAGATGCCCTTGCTGAAATCAAATCTAAACAAGAAGAGAAAGAAGCATTTGTTCAAGAAGACGATCAATATACAGAAGATGGTCCTACATTCGGTGGAGAAAGCGAAGATGATGAAGATGAGGAAGTAGAAGTAGAAGCAGAGCCAGAACCTGTTAAGAAAAAGGTTGTTAAGAAGAAGCGCGTGGTTAAGAAAAAGAAAGGTGGCGATTAAATAATAATTAACAAAACAATTTTAATAAATAACTTTTTTAATGTATATGCTCGAATAGCTCAGTTGGTTAGAGCGTGCGACTGTTAATCGCGAGGTCACAGGTTCAATCCCTGTTTTGAGCGGAGGTGAAAGAAGAGATGGACTTATAAAAACATATTAAGATTACTAACAGCAACTCATTATCATGCACTATAAGCCGGAGGCCGGGAGATCGAAACTCCCAGGTGCTTACGCACCTTAGCTCAGGGGAAGAGCGCCGTAGATAAATGTAATCTGTAAACATCCACCCGGATATAGCTCAGTTGGTAGAGCGCAAGCCTTTTAAGCTTGTGGTCCAGGGTTCGAGCCCCTGGGTGGGCATAAAGCGATTTGGCGCAGGGGAAGCGTGTCTGGCTCATAACCAGAAGGTCGTAGGATCGAAACCTACAATCGCTATCTATAAAAATATTAAATACCTTTTTTAATATTTTTACAGTGTAAATTATATTTCTAATTTCTTTTCTTCTTACTTTTTCTTTTACCTCTTCTCTTCTTTTTCTTTGATTGTTTTCTTTTTCTACCACCTCCCATATTCGCTACTTCGCCACCGATTCCATCGTCCTTCTTGATAACATTTTCTGCTGTTGTTGTACTGGCATCTAATCCTTGTTGTTCGTCTTCTGATGTAATCACAAGTGGTTTCTTTCCTGTTTCACTTGTGCTTTCTACTTTTTCTTGTAACGAACTCTGTCTACTATTTTCCAGCCTATCTCCCTGTAGCTTTTTATTTCTTTCTATACTTTCATCATTAGAACTTGGTGCTCCAGGCACGCCCTTTTCCTCTTTCAGTGTTTCCCGTTCATTTTGTTGTACATTGGGTATATTTTCAGTCTCTACAGTTTCATCAACTACATCAGGTACGGGCTTTCTCCTCGAAACTACGTCATCAAGTTCTTCCGCGCTTCTATTAGCTTCATCTATCAACTTTTGACTTTCGTCAGGAGTCACTTGTAAATTTACATCTTCCAGACCCTCTCTCATTTTTGCATCTTCAGCTTCTAATGAAAGGCTTCTATTTCTCTCTCCTTCTTGAAGATCAGTTTCTTCAACATCAGGTTCTTCATCATCAGATAGTGGTGGAGGAATCTCCGGGGGGAGCTTCCTTGGGCCTGCTGGAATCTTTGCTACTGTCCCAAGCGTTGCTTGTTGTTTATCTTCACCTACTACAGTTTCTCCAGACCCTTCACCTTGTTCATCGCTTCCTATTTTTTGTTCTTCAGTCCCTTCGTCATTTATAGCTGTTTCTTCTTCAAATTTTTGCGCTTCGAGTACTGCTGCTTTTGCTTTTAATTCCTTCTTATCTTCTTCTTGTTTGGTTAATTGTTCTTTTTGTTCCTTCATTTTTTGTATTTTTTGTTTCAACTCGTCAAACTTTTCATTTAGTGTAGATATATCATCTGTAATTCCATCCACCTCCATAGAAGTACCAGTCTCAATAATTTTCTTTTTAATTTTATCGATAAGAACATCGGTTATTTCTTCATTCTTTTTACCATCAAGAATTGTTATTTGTTCCGCAATTACTTCTTTTAATTTGTTTAATGATTCTGCTTGTTTATTGAATTCTTCAATTTCCTGACTTTTATTATTCAAAGCATCTTCTACTTTCTCTCTAAAAGCATTCAATTCATTTATACTTTTCTTCAAATCATCTTCACATTTTTTTATATCGGTACCTTCACACCTTTTCGCAACGGCTTCTGTTGTTTCCGCTTGTCCTTCCAAGGCTTCTATACTTAAGTCTTCTAATGTATCATTCATAAGCTTTAACTGCACTGCCAATTTATCTGCTTGTATGTTTTCTTTCAAATTCATTAATTTTCCAATTTCTGTCAAACAAGTTTTTAATTTTAATACAAAACGGCCATATGGTGTCGTTGCTTTCTCCTGATCCATGGCCATTATAATCCCCTTTCCTTCGTCTGCTATATTCCCGTCTTGGTTAAATATATTATCCTCTGGTTTAAATCCTTCTACGGTTGATAACGTTTTTAATTCATCGATATAAATTCCTGCTCTAAATAATAAAGTGTTTATTTGTGTATCAAAATTCATAGGTTGTTGTTGTACTATAGGTTGTTGTTCTCCTAATTCACTCATATATAAAATAATAATATAATAATTATAATATTATTACTGGTTTTTATTTTCAACTAAACTGATTTCAATATATATATCACCTCTTTGACTTTGGTCAAAAATATTATCCTTGTTTATTTTTAATATACCTTCATTTTTATATTTTTTAATCTGTGTTTCATCTGTTAAATATAATTCTTTTCCATAAATTGAAAACTCTCTATTACCAATATTTATAATAATTTTTTTTTTACTAAAAAGAGTGTTTATATCGATATCTATTTTGAAAAATAAATCATTATTCTTTGATATGAAACAATTATCTGGTAAATCGGGTTCGGTTACAATTAATATATTATTGGACTGGTCTGGATGTTCCATCATTTTTTTTCTATGCCATAAAGGAAAATAAATATCATTATCAATATTTTCAATTTCTAACTTGTAAATTCTATCGTTTAATATATCTTCTAATGAAGGATTTAAAATATAAATATTATCGTTTGACATTTTATTTTGTATAATTTTTTCCATTTTTTCTAATACACTCGTTTCGATCATAAAAACATTTTGATATTTTTTTAACAATTCATAAGCTTTTAATGCTTTATTCAAATTCATTTGTTCTAACATAATAAATGACATTTCTTGACAATTTTTAAGAATAGATATTAATGAAGTATCTATAAATAAATTGTCGAAAGTTCCGGGCGACATCCAATTAACCATTTTTTTTATTAAATCTGAATAGGTTACGTCTAATTTCTCATCACTCTTTCTTAACAAATGGTGCTTTTGTAAAAAATTCCACGCTTCATTTATTTGTTTGAATTTTTCAGGGTCACCACCTTTATCAGGATGATGTTTTAATGCCATTTTATAGTAAGCTTTTTTACCTTCGTTTAATATCATATCTTGAGTATTTTTTCTACATATTCCCAAAATTTCACATGCTTCGTCATAATTCATTTACAACTGTACATAAATAATAAAGGAAACTTTCTAAGTGATAAATAGGTCTATAATTATTATTATATAAACGAAAAAACCCTACTAATTTATGTATAACCAAAGTAATATTATCATTGTTTAATTTATTATTTTTAATAAAATGTGAAATAATATGATTTAAACACTCATTTAGATTTAGATTGTAAATAAATATGTTATAAATATTATCTCGAAAACTAAGATAGTTAATATTTTTATAATTCTCAATATTATCAATTATTTCGTTAACAATTTTTTTATTTATATTATCCAGTTCATTAATATTAGAAATTAAATTTTTTATGTTATTGATTTGGTGTAATTCTTTTTTAATATTTTTTATTTTTAATGTATCTTGATATGTTTTTTTACTTGGTCGTTTTATAGGAATAACCAAACATCTTTTTAAAATATTATCATTGATAAAACTAATATTCTCCGTTAATATAATATAAACTAATTTTACATTTATATGATTCAATGATTGCATGTATGTATTAAATATATCTAATAATTCACTATGTATTGTATGATAATTTTTACACAAAATAAAGAAAGTTTTATCTTGTTTTGTACAAACAATATCAATTATATTATTATATATTTCATTAAATAATACTTTTGCGTTACAACCTAATAATTCTATATCAACTTCAAAATGTATATCACTTACTTTAAATTGGTATGATTTCTTTGAATTTGTCGATATTATGATTTTTCTTTCATATTTTAAGTTTGTTGGACTAAAATTTTTAATGTAGTTAAGAGCCTGTGTATATTTACCTACACCGGAAGGACCATAAAATATTATATTATTTTCTTTGTTAGCTTTTTCTTTTAAAAGATCATTTATAAGAGACAATTCTTCATGTAGATTACATAAACTACAATCGGTTATATATTCTTCAAATCGTGATGACAAATATTTCATTAAATATTAATAAAAATTAATATTTAATATTAAATTTAAAGAATAATATAATGGAAAGAGAAATAACGGAATTATTTACAATATTAAATGAATATGAAAGTAAATTTCCAAATATAGTAAAAGTGAATCGCAAAATATTGGAGTTTCATTTAAAAAAGCTAAAAGAATCGGTAATCCAATGTTATAAATCTATTGAAAAGATAAAAAACATAGACAAAGATTATACGAAAAAGGAATTGGTAACATTTTATAAAACAATGGTTATTCTTAGTCAGGTGGATTCGTTAAACGAAATGTAAAACCACCTTTTTCGTAATTAAAATTGGGTCTAATATAAAATAGACACATACCTATTACAATAAAAACTGAAATAATAAGAATAGTATAAATCAATTCTTGAAATTGATATGGAACAAAATTTTTTTCAGCTTTGAGATTGCCAAGTATTTCTGTAATTCTTGTTACATTCGGATCATTTGATTGTACCTTATCTAATATTTGAGAAGCAAATTTTTTATACCATCCGTTTACTTCTTTCATATTGTTTGTATTGTTTAAAATATTGGCATATAATCCTTTGCGTATATCAATAATTCCCGTGAATACATTTCTATTGCCATATGCTTCAGCAAGTAAAGCCATTGAACGTATCTGTGGTATAGCACAAAATCGAAATACTTTTGGATTTTCTATTTTCGATAAATATTCTAAACAATAAGGAATGTCTTCTAAAGCATCAGCAATCATATGATTTAAACAAGCCACATCAGAAGATTCCCCAAATCTTAATTCAGGAAGTGTTTTTCTATACAAAGACCATACACTTTTTGGCCAAAAAGACTTAGTTTTCAATAAATCTTTGTAATAATCTCTTATAATATTTGTTTTACTAATAAAACCTCCTAATTTCGTGGCCAAGGAATAACACGATTCATCCATTGATGTGGCTTCTAAATTGGTTCCTATAAATTGTTTTGTTAATCCTACACCAAATTCTCCTGAAATCCAATTATTGTATTTTTCAAAATCTAATCTATCTTTTGTTCCTGAAGTTAAATCGACCATAGAATAATCTCCCATTCCTTCGCCTATTGTTTTTATAGTTTCAATTATAATTTCTTGGTGATATTCTGGAAGTGTATTGAATATGTTATTAATTATTTTAATATTTGATAATAATTCATTTGTATTTTCTTTACCCGTGTCGATACTATTAAAGTTTGGTACTACATTTTTTTCTATTACCAAATAAAATTCACTCAATAGTTTATACTTTACTTCGTCTGAAGAAGGAATGATATTATTTGATATATCACTTGTTATAAAATTGTTAAAACTTTCTAAATGTTTCGATGGTATATTATATATTATTTGTAGTATTTTATAGTATAAATAAAATAATGCTACAGGCAATCTTAAACAATCGGGCAATTCTTTTATTACTAAAGAAATATTTTTGCTAATTTCATTTAATAATCTTTCACATAATAATATATCTTCATAGTTAGCGCCCATTGGAGCACTTATATTTAATAATCCTGTTCTGTCATCTTTCATTTTTAAACCCATTAAATAATCTTTTGGATGTAATAATTGACTAACTATATTAGGTTTATGGATTTCAACTTTTTGATTTTGCATTTTACATAAATTATATTTAAAAATTTATATAATTAAACGTAATTCATAATGATTTAAAAAAATATTATGTTATTATTATAAATGTTCTTTGCTTTAGAGTTAGATCAATTTAATATAAATAACGTATTTACCAGTGAAAAAACTAAAAATAATATAATGAATAATAGTGATTTTTATAGATTATATTTTTCAAATGAAAATATCAGCATTAATGGTATTTTTTTAAAATTTGACCTTGAAAATATAAAAATAGACCAATATTTCAATAAAATAAAATGCTCTTTTGATGAAACTAATAATAATTTGAAAACTATTAAAACCATTATTAATATTGAAAAAAAAATCCTCGATATCTGTAATGATATTAACGTAAAACCTTCTTATCGCATTGAAGAACAAATGTCTAATAAGTATATTAAGATATTTGATCAAAAAAAATTAAAATTAGGCAACTATAAAAAATTATCTATATTACTAAAAATCTCTGGTATATGGAGTAGCAATCCTCAAAGAGAATATGGTTTGACATTTCGATTTTTTATTAATACTTAAATTATGTTATATTTTGTACTAAATTCTACAGAAAAATATATTGTAAAAAATATAGATATTATTAATAAGTTCAACATAATACCCTTTGCGTGTATATTATCATACAAATGCACCTTTTTACCTGTTGCTTTATTAGTGCCAACTGTTTTAAAAGGATATCTTATCATAAAAAATATAAATAATAATGTTGAAAAAGCATTAACACTCCATATTCCTCTCCAAGTTCCTGCCATTTTATTATGTAACGTATTTCTCACACTTGGAATACCATGACTTGTCATAAAACCCGCTATTTGACCACCTACTATAAATATCGAACATATCAATAGTATTGCAAATAAATAAGGTGACGTAAAAAACCATTTCAATTTACCTAATATTCCAGAATATGGCCCCTTATTATTCATCTCGCGTTCTTCTTGAACCATCTTATCATACGCGAAATACATAGACGGTAACGCACATACAACTAATGTAACAGCAAATCCATATATGGCCAATGGTGAAGCCATAGCTGCCTTAGGATCTAATAAATTTGATTGATTAAATATTGTCGATTCTGTTATTGCTAAGTAACTAATTATAAATAAAAAACCTGCTAACGCATACGCAACTTTTGTATTTTTCCCCAATTTTTTTACCCCTTCCCCTGTTGCATCTACTTGTTCTTTAACCATCATTATTGCGTCGCCAACTCCCAATGGATTATAATCTTGCCATATCCATTGTCCTTGTCTTCCAGGAGTTGGTGGCAATTGGGGTTGTGATGGCAATACACGTACATGGCTGGCTGGAACCTGAACAATCCCTTGATTTCCCCCTTTTTGTTTTAATTTTAAATTTATACTTCGTCGTTTTGTCATATATATATTTATAATATATTTTCCAAAACCCATTCTAAATTTACTTTCTCCACAGTTATTCCTTTTAAAGGATAGAATTTTGGTTTTTTCATTTCTTTCGTTTTATGCATAATATATGGGCCATATTTTCCTTTTCTAATACTTATATTTTCATTCAATTGTTTTAATACATTTGGATTTGATGTTTTGTTATTATTTATAACGTTAACAACATCTTCTAAAACAATATCATCATAATTTTTTTTTAAAAATTTTATTGATTTGTTTGTACCGTTATAACATATATATAATCCAAATTTACCCTCTTTTAAAATGACTTCTTTTTCTTTGTACAAACCTAAAGTTTTCCCGTAACCATTCTTTTTTTCTTCTAATATCTCATTTAATTTATATTCACCTCTTTCCAATTTATTTATATCTAAATTCTTTTTTACATTTTTAAATTTCGTTTCTCCGTTTATTTCATATTTTATAACTGGTCCATATTTTCCTATCATATAAATATGATTTTCATCTATTCTAAATGTCTTTTTCTTTGCGTTCTTTATTTTTTTTGAAAGTTCATTTATTTTTACGTCACACTCCCTACATAAACTATGCCATTTTTTATCACCTTTTTCTATTATATCCAATTCATCTTCCATTTTCTTTGTATAATCGTATTCAAATAAATCATTGAAATTCTTTATCAAAAACTCAACTACTATTGTTCCTAATGGTTGCAATACCAATTTATTTTTTTCCGCACCAAACTCCTCATCTTTCTCTACCTCCTCTAATTCATCTCCTTCTAAATGAAAGTTTTTACATTTTATCATTTTCCCTTTTACATTTTGTTTCAACACATATTTTCTTGTCTGTATCTTATCAATCAATGATGAAAATGTTGATGGTCTCCCTATTCCTCTTTCTTCTAATATTTGAACCAATTTCGCTTCACTATAGTGTCCTTTTAATTCCTTTAATTTAACAATACTGTTTATTTCTTTATATTCATAGATCTTTTTCAAGTCATTCTGACATTTTAATAATTTATAATTTTTATTTTCTTTATCATATCCTCTTACCGCTTTCCAACCTGGAAATACTACATTTTCTTCACTTCGTTTATATTTTTTGCTATTCGGTCCTAATATTTCACTCGTTATTTTGTTATATTTTGCTTCACTCATCATCGATTCCATTGTATTATTCCATATCATTTTATACAATCTCACTTCTTTACTTGTAATCTTTCCAGTTTCTTTACAATTATGAGGACATCTGATCACATCTGTAGGACGTATTGCTTCGTGTGCTTCCTGAGCATTATTTTTCTTTGTCTTCGTTTTTGTTATCATTAAACCATTGATTTTTTTATTTACATAATTTTTTCCAAACTTATCTGTTATATATTTCTTACCGGATGTAATAAATTCCTTACTATATTTACCACAATCTGTTCTCATATATGTTATCCAACCATTTTCATATAATGTTTGTGCTAATCTCATCGTTTGTTTTGGTGAATAATTTAATTCGTTTGATGATTTTTGTTGTAATATACTTGTTGTAAATGGTCTTGGTGGATTTTTTACTATTCCTTTTTCTATAGGTTCTTTATGTATTTTATGTTCATGATTAACGCTCTCTATTAAAAATTCCTCCATATCCGTTTCGTTTTTATGATTATAATTCAAATCATACTCTAATTCAATATCTTTATTAATTTTAAAAATCGCTGTTGTATCATATACCTTTTTCCCTTTATTTTCTTTTATCTCCTTTTCTCTATCATATAATAATCTTATTGCTGGTGTTTGACATCTTCCCGCACTTAATCCAGAATCGCTATTTCTGGTTATATGTTTCCATAAAATTGGTGATAATGTATAACCCACTAATAAATCCAATATTTGTCTCGCTTGTTGCGACCTAACTTTATTCATATTTATTATTGTATGGTTTTCCACCGCTTCTAATACCGCTTTCTTTGTTATTTCATTAAATTTTATTCGTTTTGTTGTTTTTTCTGACAAATTAAATAATTGGCAAATATGCCACGCTATCGCTTCTCCCTCTCTATCGTCATCTGTAGCCAATATCACTTCACTCGATTTTTTTATATTATCTTTCAAATTTTTTATATATTTTGATTTTGATTGTATTATTTTATATTTTGGCGTATAATCATTACTTTGATCTATTGATTTCAACCCGTCTGGTAAATTTGTTAAATGACCATATGATGCTACACATTTATATCCATTTCCTAAGAATTTTTCTATTTTTTTACATTTCGCGTTCGATTCTACAATTACAAGTTTAGTCATATTAATTTAAATAATATTTTATCATTTAAATCAATTTTATAATTTATTTCTTGCTTTAATATATTATGGATAGTTATGGTAGATTAAAAAAAGCTAAAAAAGATTTATTAAACGATATTGAGAAAGCAATTATAAATAGACAGAACGGTATTGAAACAGCTGTCAAAAAATATAAACCATTGGGGAAACCTTCACAATTTGCTGGTAAAGAAATCGCAAGAGATCTTGAAAAATATATGACTCTAATCCCTTTTACCATTGATGATGATGATAAATATGAGAAATATTTAATAGACGCAAAGAATTTAATGTTTGAAAACAATTTTAAACCAAGTAAAAGTCCAAAATGTTCGCCCAATAATGATAAATCTATTCCGCAAAATCATAAATTATTGGTTGTTTATTATAATCCTATACCGGCAAAATATAATACCGGAACTCCCGGATTTGCTTTAATTGACCAAAGTAAATACAAAAAAATTAAATGTAATCAGAAAATTAAAAAGGGTGGTAGAAAAACGCGTAGAAGAAAAAGAAAAGGTGGTATGTTTTCTCCATACGCAATTATCGCTATGGAAAGATCAGAAGATAATATGAGAAAAGAATGGAATGAAGAATTGCAACGCGAACAAGAACTCGTTAATAATAGATGTAATAATCCTATTAATTTACCCTTTAATGATCAAGGCACACAAACATCAGGACCCTTCTTTTTGGTTATTAATTTAGAACCCAAATCTAAAAAGAAAAGCACAAGGAAAAATAGATTTAGAAAAGGTGGTAAAAGTAAAACTTATAATAAAAAAAAGAATAAAAAAAGATCACGTACAAAGAAAAAACGTTAACTCATTTCTGTTCTTTTATATTCTGCCCAACTAATATTTTTACCCTTTCTTTTTCTCTCCCTTTTCTCTTTCTTTTCATTTTGATTTCCACCTTTTAATGCTGAATCAATATATAATTGTTTCAATATTTCCCCCACTTTTACGCTTCCTTCATGTTGGTCGTATTTCCCATCTTCTATTGCCTTTAAAACCATTAATAATCTATAGAGAATACTTAAATCTAACTGTTCTTTTATTAATTTATTAAATATGTTGGTATAATTATTATATAAAAAACTACATTGATTTCGATACATTTGCTCTTGCGTTTGTCTTGGTAATCTCGCATATTTACTCTTCAATCTTAAATATCTCTCCACATCTTCTTTTATTTTAGAACTATGTTTTAGCGTTCTAATTTTCGATGTCGTTTCTTCTGGCTTATACTCTGATATCAACTTCTTCAAATTTAAGCGATCTTGGGAATCCATTTATAAAAATCACTATTATTATTTTTAAATATAAATATCTCAAATTAATATATATGATGGCACGCATTAGAAGAAAAAGAAGAAAATTATTGAGAGGTGGGAGCAATGAACCCGAATTCGCTGCTAAACAAGGAGGTAATAAACAAGTTAGTACACAATTTGACCATGTTGAAGGACCAAGTAATAGAGAATCTGTTACACAACAACAAGCAGGAGCACAACAAGATGCTGAAATGCAAATGGCTATGAATCAAACCGGTGGAAATAAAGAAACCGGTTCTGAAGACGTATCTGTTCCTCAATCCAATGCCGCCTCCAAAGATGGCAATGAAGCAATGGCACAATCTGCCGGAATGCTTATGCAATCCAGGCAAAATGCTCCTGCTAATCAAGCGTCGGCAAATGATACTGTAAAAACCGGCGGTACACGTCGTAAAAGAAAAACACGTAAAGGTAAAAATAAAAAAAGAAGAAAAAGTACAAAGAAAAAAAGAAGTAAAAGAAGAAAAAAAAGAAGAACTAAAAGAAAATATAAGTTCGCCAGAAAATATCACCAAAAAGGATGTAGTCGTCGTTCTTGTAAAAAACACTAATTATTGTTCATTCATAATAAATAAAATAACATTATAATTTATTATGAGAGGTTCTGATATTAAAAGAAGTTTATTTATTATTTTTGTTTTCTTACTTATGTTTTTCGCAAGCATTTTATCTGTAGGTATTAAAAAATTCAAAGAAAATTGGCCAAAATATAAATGTAATCCCGCCGCTATGCCATTTGCTGGATATTTAGGATATGATACTATGGGAAACTTTGTTGATTGTATAAGTGGCATTCAAGCCGGTTTAATGACAAGATTCTTAGCTCCACTTTTTACTATGACAAAAATGATTACACAAGTCGCTGGTAATATAATGGGTAGTATCGCAGCCATACAAGAAACGCTATTCAATTTGAAAGGTGTTATGAACGCACAATTTAAAGATATTACTGGAATGTTTGTTAATATTATTGTTAAATTTCAAAAAATAATCATTAAATTAAAAGATATATTTAAAAAATTAGCTGGAACTATGATAACACTTGTTTATACCATGAAAGCTTTGTCTTTAGCCGGAACATCTTTGTGGGCTGGCCCTGTTGGTCAATTCACCAGAGACTTCTGTTTCTCTCCTGAAACGGAATTAGTTATGGACGATGGTGAAATTAAAAAAATGAAAGATATTGAAATAGGCGATGTTTTAGAAAATAATATTGAAGTTCTTGCTACTTTAAAAATAAAAAATCAAAAACCTGAAAATAACCCTTATTACAAAATATGGAGCGATAAACTAAATAAATACATTTTTGTCACCGCAACCCACAAAATTATTGACCCTGAAAAAGGTGTTATTCCCGTTGAACAATATGATCGAGCAAGTAAAACCGATATTAAACCCAATACTCTTTATTGTCTAATAACAGATAATCACAAAATCCCTATAGGTGAATATGTTTTTTGGGATTGGGAAGCATAGAATATTATCCACTCAATATATAAATGGATAATGTTCCTGATATTCAAAATAAAATAAATAAAATGTACGATGAAGCTAAATATTTAGATATATATGGAGGTTCATATTATGGAACAATTCTTTTGTTTATTGCCCTCTTTTTTATTATTGGTTACTTAATGGTTAAAATTAATCTTATACCTCTTAAAAAAAGTTTCCCTCAAAATAAATGTAATCCAGCATATATTCCTTTTGCTGGTATGATAGCCGCACCGCCTGATCAAACCGCCATGGAGTTTACAGCAAGCAATTTTTCTATGTGTATCAATCAAGTTCTTGAAATGATTGTTCATAATTATACCAAACCTATTACTACTATTGTTAATATGCTTAGTGCTATATTTAAATCATTAATGAAAGCTGTTGCTATTATAAAAAAAAATGTTTATAGATTAAAAAATATACTCAATGAAATAATGAATCTCATTATACAACGCATCTTATCCGCAATAATGCCATTTTTAAAAATTATTATTAAACTCAAAGATTCTATGGCAAAATTAGGTGCTATCATGGGTTCCACTTTAATGATGATAATCGGTCTTTATTTAGGAGCTAAAGCTTGGATAGGAAGTCTTATAGCTCAGGCAATTATATTTCTTGTTGTTATTGCCGCCATATTAATGATTGTATTTATTATCCCTATATTTGGTCCCCCTATCGCAGCAATTGGTCTTATCGCTTGGGTCATTATGGCTACAGCATTAGGTCTGATTGTCGGTTATATAACATATATATTATCATTGACAAAGGCGTCTGTCCCTTCGAAGCCTGTTTTCCCTCCTCCTCCTGCCATATGGCCTTTTTGTTTCGCTCCTGATACTTATGTCAATATGAATGATGGAACTGTTAAAAAAATGAGCAATATTGAAACTGGTGATATTCTTGAAAATAACAATGTAGTAATCTCAGTTATACAAATAAAAGGTGACCCCAATAACCCTTTTTATAGTATTAAAAGCAAAGAAAAAGATACTGAAATAAATGTTACTAGTTCACATAAAATTAAAGATCCAAAAACTGGTGAGTTTATATTTGTTAAAGATTTCGTAGATTCTCATAAAACTATCTTTTGGGCTCCAAAAATGTTTTGTTTAATCACTGAATCTCACGAAATACCTATTGCTGAATTTACTTTTAAAGATTGGGAAGATTAATTTAGGCAGTTTATTTTTTTTTATAGCTATTATTTATACAATGATATCTTTAAAAGGCTCTACATTATCTATTAAAGGGTTAGGTACCGCACGCATTGAAATAATGGTTTTATGTATCTTATTGGGTATGTTTCTATGCTGTAATCTTTTTTGCAGTTCCTGTAAATTCAAAATTTTAGGCGAAGGATTCGGTACTAAATTAAGTGAATTGAACAATGGAAGTTTCAAAGGTAAAGTGCTTCATAATCCTAATAGCACATATGAAAAAGTTCAAATTCCTTTACCAGAAGGTCAATTATTTTACTATGCTAATAATGAATTTAAACCTGAATGTTGTAAAAATTCCAGTGTTAGTGGAACAGGTGGTTGCGCTTGTGAAACTGAAGAGCAAGTGAAATTTTTAGAAAGTCGTGGAGGAAATAAAACTTATGATATTAAAGATTTATAATCTATATATAATATTTAATTTATATATACATTAAAATGAGTTATTCACAAGAAGATAGAGATATGTTAAAAGCACTAGGAAAAAATAGAAAAGGATGGAACCCAACAGGAAAGCAAACTCGCAAGTCTTATGTGGAACGTGAGGATATCGAGAAAATGCGGGAATCTGCTCCAAAATACAAGATAAATGACCCCCAAGACCCAAGAGTCATACCAATAAATACGGCTCATGCTAAAAGAAAGGGATTTAAACCAAGATGGGTAAGCACTTGGAGTCCAGAATATAATGCTTATTATTATTCTAAAGGCCAAGAAAGCACTTGGAATATAAATGAGGCGTTAATGCCACCGCCTAATTTGGATAGAACCGATGAACTTGATAAATTATTTAATGAAACGGGAATGGGCCAGTTTGGTAAAAAACCCGTGTCAGTACAACAACCCAAAAGTTCTACTCGCATAAGAGGTCGTAGTCCATCCCGTGGTCCACAGCGTAGTATACCCCGTATTGGAACCCCTTCAGTTGGAACACGACGAACCTCTTTGTCGCCTGAAAGACAGAAAGAAATGTTAGAAATTGCCAGGGAGGTTAAAGCTACAACAAAACCAAGTCGAAAAGAAGAACTGCTCAAGCCCCGCGGTAATCCAACAAGAAGAAGAGAAGCTCCAGGCAGAATGCAAGGAGATACACCTCCATTCGCAAAACCAACAGTAGTAAAAGCACCACAAAATCAACCACAAGAACGGGTATATAGACAAGATGTTCCTGCACAACTTCCACGCCCGGGTTGGGTTGATCAGCCTCGAAGAAAAATAAATAAGTCGAAAGTATTAGGAGAACAATTTCGCTCCACTGCTGATATAAAAACAAGAGAAGAACGAAACAAACGAAACAAACGTGCGTTGAACGATCAATATAATCTTGGAATACCTGAAGACAAACTTAGTAGAATGCCACTAATAAAAGTTAAAGAAATGGTTCTACAAAAACAAAGTGTCGAACATAAAAAATGGGCAGAAGAAAGAAGAAAGGAAAGATTTATACAAACCGCACCTGAAAGAAAATTTGTAGAAGATTATAATAAACAGGTTCTCGCTAACTATCCTATACCGCGGCAATTACTCATGGAGTTGTTAAGTATAAAGAACGATAACGCTGGCGGAAAAACAAATCGTGAAAGTGCGATAGAAATTTATATTAATAACAATCGACGAAAAATAGGTTTATGGATAGGTAGTATAAAACAAGGGAGGATAAATCCTATCAGTGTTAGAGATGGTATATCTGAAGGATTGAAACACCATTCACACCATAACAAAGTTTTGAATGAATTAGAGAGACATTTTATACAAATACTCAAGACAATAGGTATTAAATTATTACCAAATGAAAAACCCCCACTGGTAAAAGCAGTAGGGACACCAAGAGGTTTTGTTGTAGGAGAACAACTTAAAACTACTGGTAAAAAGGCGACAAGAGGCTCAACCGCACTTAAAATGACCAAATTGCCAAAAAATCCTACACTGGAAGATATTCCATTTATAGAAGATGAAAAAACAAAAAGTAAATTTTTTACTACAGAAAAGGATTTAAAAACGCATTTTCTTGGGTCAACAATAATAAAATGGTTCGAACGTGATAAAAGTGATGATGACCCTATGAGCAAAAAACTTATTGTGCGTGCTGGAAGAATAAAAAAAAATAAATGGCATTCAAATGCCACAAACTCTATATGGACACAAGAGTTAATAGGAGAGAATTCATATAACCCCTATAATGAACTTAATGATTATAGGTCTGGATATATAGAGGGTCAAATGAAAAGGGAAAAATACGATAAAAAATATCCAACGTTATGGAATAAAATAAAAACCGAAACTACAAAAGACAAAAAATATATTGTTTATAATTCAAAAAAAAACAAATTTAAATATGGGTTTCTTGATACAACTAAGGCAATTGATATAGGTAATGGTTATTATATGTTAGAATTTATAACAGATTGGCATGAGGGACTTTTTAAAAATGACCCTATAAGAAGAAAAAAAGAAACACCCATATTTTTTTTTATGAGTGAGGAAGATTTAAATATTCCAGAAAGTAAAGAAAACTGGGATAAATGGGGAAGGGAAAGGAAAATTCTTAGTGAATACGAATATAGGTTACAGTATGTTGAAAGTATGACTAATAATAAAACGCTTATGGAACTCGCATTTATTCTTGATTATAATACCACAAAAAAATATTGTGATTCGCCAGACGCGCGTTACAGACATGATACGGCAATTTGTATGTATGACCCTGCGATTATAATGAAAAAATGGAAAGAACCAACATTGGTTGCTTTGGAAGAATGGTGGTTGCAATATAATTCTCCAGAAGGGGCGTGGAATTCCGGCCGTGTTCACACCAACTTAGAAGGAATATTAAAAAAATATACCGAAGATATACCAGGAGAACATTTAATTAAAAAAATAAATAAATTCCGCCTTCAAGGTGGTCCTGGATATAAGATATTAAAAACAGAGCGTTTGAAGGAAGTGAAGGATGAAAACGAAGCGAGGGAGGATGTATATCTTACCTATAAGAAATTTATTGAAGACGTAAGTGAAGAGGATTTCCCACAAGGGAAAACAAATAACAGTGCTGTTATATTTCCTATAGAACAAATAAGTACATTGGTAACAAGTTCAATGAGCATTACATACAAAACAATAAAGAGTTTTATCGAAGGTATAAACGGTGAATTAGATAAATTAATAAAAGATTGTAATGAGGAACAAGATTGCCATAAAACTATTATAAGTAATATTAAAAATGTTGTAGAATTTAAATCTAATAAAAATAGAGAATTTGAAGAGAAATTAACAAACATTACCTTTATTCGAGACATAATAAACGGTTTAAGCAATGAAGTAAATGATAAAGAACAAGAGAAGATTATAATGCAATCTAATCGAATAACAAAAATAGAAAAAGGAATAAGAAAAGAATGGGAAGCAGTACTTTCACAAAAAGAATTACAAAAAATTTTACAGGAAATGATTAATAAAAATTTCGACAAACTATTATCAATAAAAATCGAAAGACTTGATGATTTGAGATTTACAGAATTCGCTAGTGCTGATAATAAATTAAGAGAAATTATGGAAATACAAAAGGAATTTCATGATGAACAAGAAAAATTTAATGTAATATCGCAAGCATTAAAAGATAATCAATTTAACATAACAAAAAAGAAAGAACTTGACGATATAGAAACGGAGATTCAGGCTTTTCTTACTGAATTTAATACCGCATACGCTAAAGCTATAGAAGAAGAAAAAAGAAGAGTAAATGAAGAAAAAAGAAAAAAATTGGAAGAAGAAGAGAAGAAAAGGAAAGAAGAAGCAATAGCAGAAGCTTTAAAAATAGCACTATCGCGATGGAAACTGGCGTGGGAAGCAAGCGAAAGAGAAAAAGCTGAAAAAGCTTATAGAATGGAATTAATTGATTTGTATAACAGTGCAATAGATGAAAACTTGAAAATAAAAGATGAATTTGAAAATGAAATAGAAGTTATAAAGACCAAAGAAAAAATACTACGAATTAAATATGCTTCTTTAGATTTAACATTATTCGATAAGATAGCGAATCATACTACAAATACAGATACAATATTGCAAACTTTCAAAGGCGATAATTTTAGTGATGAATTAGGTAAACAAATAGAAGGTATTGAAAGTCTTATTGCCGAATTTAATGCGCTTATTGAAGAATATGAAAATTCGAAATTAAAAACACCTTTATTAAAGGAACTAAAAGAAAAAAAGAAAGATTTAGAATCGAAAAAAACGGACTTAAAAAATTGGGAGACTATCCCACTTGAACAAAGTACTGTGTTAAAACTGGATTTAGATGCATTGAATGAAAATGATTTGGACAAACAGATGGATGAAATAGAAGAATTAAAAAAAACAGAAGGGATAAATCCTGCAATCCTCGCTGTATTGGCTGGTATAAAAGATAAAATAAAGAAAAAGAAAGAAGAAATAAATAAGAAAAAGCAGGAGGAAAAAAATAATATTACCCAAGAATTAAATAATATCATCGAACAAAGAAGAAAAATTATGGATTCTTATGATACTGTAAATGCAACTAACAAAACTACTTTAACGCTTAAATATACAGAGATTTTTAATTTGTTAAAAGAGGAAGAAGAAGTTATAGAAGAAATCGATGCAATAGATGTGACAGATGAAGCAAATTTAAGGACAAATATTGAATTTAAAAAACAAAAAGAAGAAGAAATGAATATAATAAAAAAGAGAAGAGAGGAACTTGCTGAAGGTTTAAATATAGAATTAGATAGTGAAGAAAGAAACGTATTTAATGATGTGAAAAAACAAAAACAAGATATCGTTGAATTAAAAAAAGAAATCGATGTATTAGATATTAATGATGAATATAAAAAATTGAATGGAAAGAAAGAAATAGAAGTTACAAAACCATTAAAAGAATATGAAATGGAATTAAATAAGGTTATAGAAATTATGGGTTATGAAAAAGAAGAAGAAAATTTTCAGGCCAATGAAACACCGGATGAATACGAAAGAAAGATAGTCGAAATTGGCCAATTAAATGTGATACCCACTAACTTAAAAGATATATTGAAGTTAAAACTAAAAAACCTACAATATCAATCTAAACTAATAGAAATTGGAGATAAGGAAACAGCAGAAGAGGCAAAAGTGGAAAATATTCAAAATGCTCTTATTGCGTTAGAAGCAAAAGAAGAAGAAGAAAGACAGCGTATAGCAGAAGAAGAACGTCTTGCGGAGATCGAAAGACAGCGCATAGAAGAAGAAGAACTGGAAAGACAGCGCATAGAAGAAGAAGAAAGACAGCGTAAAGCAGAAGAAGAACTGGAAAGACAGCTCATAGAAGAAGAAGAACGTAAAGCAGAACTGGAAAGACAGCGCATAGCAGAAGTAAAACGTAAAGCAGAAGAAGAAAGACAGCGTAAATTAGGAGAAGTTACAACCCGATTAAAAGCGATTGAAAAAGAAATACAATTTAAGAAAAGAAGAAATGAAACACATCATAAAAAAATAAATGAAATGAATGATATATTATTAAACAGATTATTCAAAGTATCTCTTAAAATGAGCGGTCAAACATATTTAGGTGATGATGCTGACAATAAGATAAAAGAACTTTATATGAAAAATAATGATAATCCAGAAGCAGATATGGCAATAATGAAACAATGGTATGACAAAGCGGTTCAAGAAAGAAATGTAATATTTGGTTAAATTAATAATAAAATATATTTAATGATTTATTATTAATATTATTAAATGATATTACGTATGTTATATTTTATAATGTGCATAACGTGTGCTTTTTCAAATAGAGCACGATTATATCGGCGAATACCACAATATTTTGTCGCCGATGCAGTATATGGTTTTATTCAAGATAATAGATTAAATAATTGTTTTGAATTTTTAGAAAATGAGAATCAATTATTATTGAAATGTTGGAGAGATAATAAATTAGTAGATGCTGAGATAAATATTATAGACAGAAATAGAAAAAATGTTCCATATTACCCTGCTTTATCTGTAGTAATTTAACAAGTTTTTTTATGTAATTTAGGTAAGGGATATTGAAAACATTTTACTTTATCTATTTTTTTATTATCCGTCAAGGTAGCATTTGTGGTTTCAATAATTTCACCATAATGGTTTACATCTGAAAATTTAGTATCCATTTGTAGTAATGATTGTGTACCAGAATCAGTAGTATTATTGTTTAATAACATTTTTCCAGTATAATTGGTAGCGCCTTTTTGTTTTGTATATTCGCAATCGTTTCTAAATACTTGCGAATCATAACTTTGAAATAAAGCACTACTTATATCCTGTGTTTGATAATGATCATAATAACCTTTTGTTAAATTTAACAAATTTTCATGATTTATTGTATTTTTTAATTTACCATTGTTATATTGTTGTGCTATTTTTCTTGCTACACCATTATTACCAAAATCATTATATAATGTTAAATTTCTTTTTTTGTTTATATAATCTTTAGCGGACATTTTCTTTGTACTTAAATCTGTAAATAGTTTTGGCATACTTATATTAATTACAAATATAATTAATTAAAATATTCTCTTTATTCTATATATTATGAATTCGGCAACTTTAAACATTGAACAATATACAATTAAAGATTTGTATGACGTATTTGACATGAGTACGACAGAAAATTATACGAGAGATTATGTTACAGGAAAATACAATACATTAGTTAGTAATATCCAAACAGAATCTAAATATGATAGTTCTTTTAAATTAGACTTGGCACATTTTTTAAGACAATGCCACGAAAGAGTATGCGAACATATAAACAATAAACAAAAACAAAAAGACAGCGTGGGTAATTTTTTTCCTACTTTAGAGAGAAATCAGACATTTAATAATGAACATTTTGTAATAAAACCTAATTCAAAACCTAATCTTACATCTTTATTGAATCCATACAAAACCGAAAAAATTGGAAAGTTAGTAAATATAAATACAATTTTTAGACAAAATTATTACAATACATCACCTACAGACTTCGTATTTGATTTGGCAGCAACATTAAATAATGTTACATCAATATCTCTTGAAACAGCCGAAATACCAAAATCCAATTATACATACTCAGATTTTTCTAAAACGAATGAGTTTACGGTAGAATTATATGATATAAAAAAAGCAGATAACACTATACACAATAAAAAGATAGAGGTTATAAGAATTAAAAATGGTTCATATACAGGACACGAATTACAGGATTATTTGAACCGATCTATATTTTCTAACGGAGAATTAGCAAGAGTTTGTTGTATTTATGATAATAATACTAAAAAATTTTCGTTTTTAAAAGATGGTCGTGATGCTGATAAAGGAGGAAAAGCCGATGATGCTACTTGGGAATATGCTTTTAACTTAGATTTCAGATTAAATTTGAATCCACAAAGAGAAGTTCAAAAGAATATGGGATGGAAATTGGGTTTTAGAAAACAATATTATTCATACAGTAACGATTATGTAAGTAAAGATAATGTAACTACACAAACAGGCGAAGGTTTTCAACCCGAATCAATATTGAGAAGTAATGATACTCCGTATATTTTTCTTTCCCTTGATTGTTATAATAATAATCATTCACAAACTATTATGTCACCATTTCAAGAATCAGCTTTCAATGATACTAATATTTTAGCTAAATTACCAAAAAACAAAAATACCTACAATTATGAATCAGGTGGTCTTATTTATGGTTTCAAAAGAGATTATTTTGGTCCTGTAAATATATCAAAAATTAAAGTAAGATTAATAGACCATTTTGGTGAAGTTGTAGATTTAAATAATACAGATTTTTCATTCACTTTAAAAGTTGAACAATTGTATGATTTAAATGTAAAAAATTAATCTAATCCAAGTTTTTCTAATTCTTTTTTTGTTTCTTTTATAAAATTTTTCATAAAAGTAATTTTTTGTTCCTTATTCAAGTCTATTAATTCTTTGCCTACTAATATTTTTAAATCATTTGGTAATTTTTCCCAAATTTCATCCCATTCTGTTGTTGGGTATACTAAATTATCAGATACGTCACTCATATATAAATTTATATTATTAAATAAAATGAATTTATACTAATCGAAATCATCATAATCCCCTTCTTTACACAATCTACCAATAATTGCCGCCATAAATACCAAACCTGCCATAAATAATACAAGTTCAAAAAATGCTGTCATTATATAATCATTTTACAAAACATTTAAATATTTTTCTTTGTACATTTATAAATGTTATTTATATCTCCACCATTTGGTAATTATATTCATTTCCATAAAACCACGCCCATTCGTGGTAGTTTTACATTAAAAGAACGTCCTGGTAAATGGGGTCAAATACTTAAAACTTTAAGATATATTCCTGGTATGGGATGGGTAAATAGAATAGGCTTAAGAAATCCTGGCATTGATTATGCAATTAAAACATACAAAAAAGGACAAATTATCAGTATAGCCATTATGGACCAGAAAGAAATTAAACCAATTGTTGATAAAATACCTGATAATATGGATATTGAATTAAATGTTAGTTGTCCCAACACAGACAAACATATGATTAATACTGGTCTAAAAGTATTTTTAAATAAAAAAAGAAATTGGTGTATTATTAAATTGCCTCCCATTGATTTTTATGATGATTTTGATAGATATTATAAAGAAGGGTTCCGTCAATTCCATCTTTCCAATACTTTACCAACAAAATACGGTGGATTATCGGGACCAATGTTAAAACCTTATACTACAAAAAATATACAATATATTAAAAAATTTTATCCCGGTTGCATTATTATTGCTGGTGGTGGAATACGTTCCATGAAAGATGTTGAAGAATATCGGGAAGTCGGTGCGGATCATTTTAGCGTATCTTCATTGTGTTTTAATCCCATCGCATTTTTAAAATTTTATAATGAATTTTCAAACCCTTTTTAATTATATAATCTAAGGAATATATAATTATGCCTGAAAAAACACGTCGTAAAAAATGTAAAAGAAAGAATAAATCTAAACGTATTGATGCCGGTTATTATGATAAATATAGAGGTTGGTATGATGTTCAAGGTTGTGGTAAATGCTATGATTATTGTAGATGGGTAGGCAATAGCGGTTCAGGAGGCAACCCTAAAAATAAAACCATTAAAAAAATGAAAGGTAAATCCAAATCATGGTGGTCTTGTAGATTAGCCAATAAGAAAGGTCATTATAACACAAGAAAAAAATGGAAGAAGGGATTTAACTATAAAAAATGTGTAAAAAAAGGACAAAATAGTGCGTTGCCTTTACAAGGAAACAAATCCATGTTTGGTGGCGGATTATTTAAAGGTAAATCAACTATTAGTTCTGATTTTGAATCTGGAAATATTAATCATATAAAAAATGTACAAAGAAAAAAGGATGTATTAGTTATCCTTGAAATAAAAGATGAACCTTATTCAAAAAATACTAAAAGAAAATATCAAAATTGGTTTTATTTTAAATCCAATGATGTACAAAGAAAATCTATGACTTATACTATTCAAAATATAAATGTATTTGGAAATGATTGGAAAGGGTTTAATGTTTGTTACTCTTACGACAATAAAAATTGGAAAAGAATAAAAACAAGTTTCTCAAAGAAAAATAAAACTTTAACATGGAATCATAAAAGTACAAAGAAAAATGTATATTATGCGTATTATCCTCCTTATACTACAAAAATGAAACAAAAAATGATGAATACATACAAAGATAAAAAAGGTGTAAAAGCAAAAACATTAGGTAAAAGTGGTGTCGATGTATTGATTTTAGGCAATGGTCCATTGAACATATTCATTGTAGCCAGACAACATCCCGGCGAATCTATAGGTTCATGGATGATTGAAGGATTTTTAAAACAATATTTTAAAAACAAACAAAGAAAACTTATTGAGAGTATATTCACCGTTTATGTTATTCCCATGGCAAATCCTTCTGGTGTAGAATTAGGTCATTGGTATACTAACAAAAATGGACAAAATTTAAACCGTTCTTGGAGGCATAATAAAACACCTGAAACAAATGATATGAAAAGATTAATGAAAAAAGAAAATAGTATTTTATATTTAGATTTACACGGCGATGAAGGTGCATCCAGACATTTCATAACTACTTGTATGGAACCTTATAATAAAGTTCATGAAGGATTTAATAAAATAATGGCTCGATATTGTCCCAACTATCAAATGGAAGACTATTATAAAAGACATACACATAAAGTATATGGAACGATGGATTGTTTTGATAGAAAACGCACATTAACTATTGAAGGTGCTACGAAACATCCCATTTTTAAACACAAAACAATTCAAAATGAGGGTATTGAAATTGGGAAAGCTATTTTTAAAACAATTTTTTATAATATTTTATAACTAATTAATATAATGCCTATACATTTTATTAATAGAATGAAAGAAGCACAACAAAAAACTGGATTTGACATAGCATCCACAATTTTTGCTGTAATAACAATAGTATTTATTGTTACTCATAAAGAACGTCGTAATAAAGTAATGTCTTATTTGAAAAATCCTATATTTGTAGTACACTTTATTATTATTTCAGTATTTTCTATAATGACTCTATCTTTAGACGCGAATAATAATGAAATAAAAAGAAGACAAGAATCGGTTAAACACGCTTTAGCAGCTCTTATTATAGCTATATTGGCTGCTTTAGATATGAAATTAGGACCATTTTGGTTAGTTTTTATTATAAGTTATTATCTACATTTAAGTTAATTATTTTCTGGACCTACGGTGTCTTTTCCTCTTTTTCTTTGTACGTTTTCTTCTTCTCTTTTTCTTTGTACTTTTTCTTCTACGTTTTCTTTTTCTTCTACGCGTTCTTCTTCTACCACCCATAATTTTACAACCTGCTCCACAAGCAGCAGCAACCCCGCAACCACAAGTAGCAGCAGCACAACCACATTTGGTGCATGAACCTACACACGGATGAACACCGGAGTAACCATGTATTCTTTCTTCTTCTGCTTGTCGTGTTTTTCTAACTTCTCTTCTTAATTGTTTTTTAGTCATTTTATCTGGATGAACTTTTCCACTCATATATATTATAACAATAAAAAAGTTATAATATATTTAAACAAACATTCCAAATGGGATTGGGTTTTGATTGTCGCTTTTCTTAACTATATTTTTAACTATATCTGGTGTAACTGTGAATGGAAATTTCACTTCAATGTGTTTTTCATTATCAAATAATTTGCTATCCTTCGGAATCAATCTAAATAGATTAATCTTAGTATAAATGATTTCTAACGCACGTTTCAAATTTCTAACACCCTTCTCTTCTTCAACCAAATGGTCACAAATATACTCAATGGTTTCTCTTGGAATAATAATATCTTCTTCCTTAAAATTAACTTCTTTAATGATTTTTGGAATTAAGTATTGTTGTGCGATAATATCCTTTTGGTCTTTCTTGTAACCCTTTGTAGATATTCTATACATTCTATCTCTTAAAATTGGATTTACTTTACTTTCGTCATTATAACTAAATATAAACAACGCTTTACTTAAATCAAAATCAATATTTGAGAAATATTTATCGTGATACTTATCATTTTGACTTGTATCTGTTAAATGTGTTAGGATACCAATGATTTCCTCACCTTTTGGCGTTTGGCTTACTTTATCCAATTCATCAAAATAGAATACAGGATTCATACTACCACAATTGATAAGAGTATCTACGATTCTACCCCAAATACTACCTTCATAAGTATATGAATGACCTTCTAAGAAGCTACTGTCTGTAGCACCACCTAAGGCAATAAACGAGAAAGGTCTGTTCAATATTTTACTAACACCTTCTTTTACCAGAGTCGTCTTACCTGTTCCCATAGGTCCTTTAATTGCTATTGCTTTACCCATAGACTTGGGGTTTGCTATCCACTGACCAACAAGTTGCATTATTTGCATTTTAGCATCATCTAATCCGTAAACAGCTTGGTCTAATGTTTCTTTAGCATTTTCCATAAATTTTTGATATTTTTCCTCACCATCATCCAAGCTTACTGGTAATGAACTATGATTACCAAATGGTATTTTCATAAAATTATCAACCCATTGTTTAATTTTGTAATACTCGCCGGAACCTGGATCCATCCACTGTAATGAATCTAATTTTCGCATAGCCATTGATTTATATTGAACTGGAATATTGGACTCAATCAACTTAAACTTATGTGGTTTTTCTTCGTTAGAATAGTCTTGGACTTCTTTCATTTTTTTCATTATATTTTCTTGAGTATCCAAATCCAAACTTTTGAAATATTTAATATCTGATATTGTTCTTTTTCCTCTCAATAATTTCCTGAATTTCTTGAAATTACCTTGTTTTTTTGTTTTAATTTCCTTTTCTCTTTCTTTTTTATCTTCCTCTTCAGCAGCTTTTTGCATTTTTTCTAATTTTTTCTCGAATGCTTTACCTCCTTTATTTTTAGCATTAATCAATTCCTTCATTTCACTAACTAATTTATTGTATTCATATTTATCATCCTTCTCTTTTTTTATTTTTCTAATTTTATTTTCAGGCACCTTTGTTACTGTTTCATATTCTTCTTCTCCTTCACTTTCATCTAATTTAACATCATACTTGAATCCTTTTTTAGTATCGTGAACTCTTTTAACTACACCTCCATAAGTTTTATCCCAATCGTCCAATTTGATTTTAATTCTTTCATTTTTCTTAAATTTTGATTGTGTAGCTTTCTTTTCTTCTCTTTTATGCATTGCGTACTCTTTTTTAGACATTTTTATATTATTTCCAAGTGAAACCGCATCTTCATCCTCTTCATCTAATTCATCCTCTTCTTCCCAATCTTCTTCATCATCTTCCCATTCTTCATCCTCTTCCCATTCTTCGCCACCCATTCTTCCTCTTGGGTCAGTGAAAATTATATTAAATTTCATACCCCGAAAACCTTTTTTCAATTCTTCCAATTCTTCTTCTTCATCGGTGTCCAATTCTTCTTCTTCGTTTGCTTCCTCAAATTCTCTATCAAGTTCAGAATCATCAGTAGTTGGAATATCGTCTTCTGGATTATATTCTTCACCACTACTTTCTTCCTTTTTCTTAGATTTCTTTTTCTTAGATTTCTTTTTTGTACAAGATTTTTTCTTTTTCGAATTTTCTGCCTTTTCTTTTTGATGTTTCGAAGGAAACATTTGTGAAAGCATTTCTTGAAATTGTTCATTATCAAATCGTTCTTCTACAATAGGTTCGTCATCATCACTCTTATTACTTTTCTTTTTCTGTTTATTTCTCCTTTTATTTTTTGGAGTATTTGGTTTGTCATGATTATCTGGTTTAGAACTCATATTTTATAATATAGAGTATCTTTTTTTTATTTCAATTTTAAAATTTAATATAAAATTGAAAAGAATCTAAATATAATATTATATTATAGATAATGACGAGAATTTCTACTAAAAAGCATGATTCATTGACACCTAGTCGAATAATCGGAATCCAATTTAGTGTATTGTCACCTGAAGAAATAAGAAATGGTTCGGTCGCTGAAATAACTTCAAGGGATACTTATATTAATAATAAGCCTATTATCGGCGGATTGTTTGACCCAAGGATGGGTGTATTGGACCCTGGTCTAATATGTCCTACTGATGGATTAAATTATATGGAAACACCTGGATATTTTGGACATATAGAACTTGCGAAACCTGTTTATTATATTCAGTATTTAGAAACGATTAAAAAGATATTGAGATGTATATGTTTTAAATGTAGTAAATTATTGATTGACAAAGAAAAATATGATCATTATTTAAAATTAGACCCAAAGAAAAGATGGAAACTTGTTTTTAAAGCCTGTCAAAAAATAAAAAGATGTGGCGAATGTCATCAATATGGCTGTGGAACAAAACAACCTAAAAAAATAATGAAAACTGATTTGGCAAGTCTTTGGGCCGAATGGGATAATAATGATGGTATTAAAGATGAAGATGGTCAGATTAAAGAAAAACCTTCGGTTAAATTATTTCCCGAAGATGTTATAAAAAAATTTAGAAGAATATCGGATGAAGATGTTAACTTTATGGGATTTAATCCAATTTGGTCTCGACCAGAATGGTTTATATGTCAAGTTCTTGCTGTTCCTCCTCCCGCTGTTAGGCCTTCCGTAAAACACGATTCTCAACAAAGGAGTGAAGATGATATATCACATATCATTGTTAATATTATTAAAGCAAACACAACATTGGCGGATAAAATTAATAAAAATTCTCCTACAAAGGTTATCGAAGATTGGGCAACTGTTCTTCAATATTATATTGCCACAATGGTTGATAATAAAATTCCTGGTGTAGCATCGGTAGCACAAAGGTCAGGTAGAGCATTAAAATCAATTAAGGAAAGATTGGTAGGAAAGCAAGGACGCGTTAGAGGCAATCTAATGGGAAAAAGATGTGATTTTACAGCCAGAAGTGTTATTTCACCGGATGCTACTTTAAAAATTAATGAACTTGGTATTCCAAAAAAAGTTGCTATGACCATAACATTTCCTTGCGTTGTAAATAGTAGAAATAAAAAATTCCTCACCAAATTAATGCAAAATGGTCCTGATGTTTATCCAGGTGCCAATATCCTTGAAAAACAAAATATGAAAGGTGATGGTATATCCCTAAGATATATCGATAGAAATTCACAGGTATTAAATGAGGGCGATGTATTACATAGACATATGTTAGATGGTGATCCCATATTATTTAATAGACAACCTACACTACATCGTATGAGTATGATGTGTCACGTTGCTAAAATAATGAAAAAAGGTTCCACTTTCAGAATGAATGTAGCTGATACTAAACCTTACAATGCTGACTTTGATGGTGATGAAATGAACCTTCACGGTCCTCAAGATGAGGAAAGTCAAGCAGAACTTTTACACCTTGCTTATGTTCCCAAACAAATTATTTCGCCTGCTAACAATTCAGCAATCATTGGTATATTTCAGGATTCATTATTGGGATGCTACCGTTTTACAAGAGAAAATATTAATTTTGATTTAAGAACTGCTATGAATCTTCTAATGTATTTTGATAATCCTAATCTTAATATTTTGAAAAATAAGAAAAATAAGAAAATATCAAATTTCGATATACTTACTCAAATATTACCACCAATGTCAATATATAATAAAAATGGCCAACTAAAAGATGATGAAAATAAAAAGAAAAGCAATAACATTATTGAAATTAAAAATGGTGAATATATTCGAGGACAAATAGATAAAGGTGTTTTGGGTAAAGGTTCAGAGGGACTCATACAGGCTATATTTAACGATTATGGTTATGAACAATCGGCGAAATTTATTGATGATATTCAAGCTATTGTAACTGAATATATGAAACTTAGTTCATATAGTGTGGGTATTAGTGATTTGATATCCGATGAAGAAACAACAGCTAAAATTACAGAAAGTATTAATAAAAAGAAGAAAGAAGTATATGATTTGATTGACCAATTACATATTTCCACATTTGAAAATAATACAGGTAAATCCAATGTAGAAGTTTTTGAAGATCGTGTAAATGCTATTGTTCAAAATGCTGCCGGTGAAGCTGGTAAAATTGGGCGTTCGAGTTTAGATAAAAATAATAGATTTGTATTGATGGTTAATGCTGGTAGTAAAGGTTCTAATATTAATATCGCACAAATGATTTCTTGTCTTGGACAACAAGCTGTTGATGGTAAGAGAATTCCATATGGTTTCGAAGATAGAACTCTACCACATTATACAAAATATGATGATTCGCCTGAAGCAAGAGGATTCGTAGAAAGTTCTTTCATTCAAGGATTAACGCCAGAAGAAACTTACTTTCACGCTATGGGTGGTAGAACAGGTCTTATTGATACAGCAGTAAAAACAAGTCAAACTGGTTATATTCAAAGAAGGCTTATCAAAGGTCTTGAAGATTTGAAAGTCAATTATGATATGACAGTAAGAAATAATAAAAATAAAATTATTCAATTCACATATGGAGATGATTGCGTTAATACAACTAAAACTGAAACGCAAAAATTACCATTGGGACATATGTCGGTTGAACAAATTTATAAACATTTCCAAATGCCGGATTATTCCAAAGATTCAACCATTCGTTTCAGTAAGAAAGCAAATGTTAGTTTGAAAAAACAGAAGAATGACCTGAAAAGAAAAACAAAAGAGGTTATTACTTATATGTTGGAAGTTAGAGATGATATTGTAAAACACGTTCATAATTTTAAGAAAGATAGCACAATTTATCTCCCTGTTAATTTTAAAAGAATTATTAACAATGTTAAACACAACTTACACATTAAAGACAATTATTTCATTGATATTACACCATTGGATTTATTTGAAAAAATAGATGAATTATATGATTCGCTTATTATCACCGACAAAATAAAACCCACTGAATTGTTTAAAGCATTATTGTATTATTATCTATCTCCAACGCAACTATTACTACAGCATAGATTTAGTTCTAAAGGTATAGATATCTTATTTAAACAAATTGTTTTCAATTATAAAAAAGCAATTGTTCATCCTGGTGAAATGGTAGGAATGATAGCAGCACAGAGTATAGGAGAGCCTACTACACAGATGACCTTGAATACCTTTCATTTTGCTGGTGTAGCAAGTAAAAGTAATGTAACTCGAGGTGTTCCAAGAATTGAAGAAATTTTATCATTGTCAGAAAACCCGAAACAACCATCAACTACTGTTTATTTAAAACCTGTTGAACAGTTAAATAAAGAAAAAGCACAAGAATTAAAATATCAACTGGAATATACTTGTTTAAAAGACATTACAAAAACCGTTAGTATTTGTTTTGATCCAAAACTTGACGAAACAGTTATTAGTGATGACGAAAAACTTATTCAACAGTATAAAGAATTTGAATCCGTTATGAAAGATTGCGGGTTAACTGAAGGTGAAAACAAAGACTTCTCAAAATGGATTATTCGATTTAAATTATCAAGAGAAGAAATGTTAGATAGAGGTATTACTATGGACGATATTCACTTCGCATTGAAAAACAGTATTAAAAATCACATTAGTTGTATATATAGCGATTTTAATGATGATAATCTTATATTCAGAATAAGAGTTATGGAAGCATTTAATATTAAAAAGAATAATTCATTGGATCAAACAGACGAAATATACAAACTTAAAAATTTACAAGAATATATATTAAAAAATATTATCTTAAGGGGTATAAAAAATATTCCTAAGGTTATTCTTAGAAAAATACCTAACACATCTATTAGAGAAAATGGCAATTACCAGAGTAAAGATATATGGGTTCTCGATACCGTAGGTTCTAATTTAAAAGACTTGTTATCATTGGATTATATTGATGTTAATAGAACTTTTAGCAATGATATTCAAGAAGTATATAAAGTTTTAGGAATTGAAGCAGCAAGACATTGTGTTCATAATGAATTAGTAGAATGTTTCGCCGCTGTAGGTAAAATTAATTATCACCATACTACTATGTTATGCGATCGCATTTGTGCTACACAAAAAATGGTGAGTATATTTAGACACGGGATTAATAATGATGATATTGGACCTATAGCAAAGGCAAGTTTTGAAGAGACACCTGAAATGTTTTTAAGGGCAGCAAAACACGCTGAACTTGATTTAATGACAGGCGTTAGTGCTAATGTTATGTGTGGACAGGAAGGTTATTTTGGAACAGGATGCTTTCAAGTATTATTGAATCATGAAGAAATTATTAATTGGAACAATGCTGAATTAAAACAAGATACTAATATTGATGAATTGTTAAATTTAGAACAAGATGAAATATGTTCAAAAGAAAATTTAATCATTAAAACGGATATTCAACAAACTAATAATATGGGTATTATTGATGATGATTATGATATGGATCTATAAAATTTATTATATGTTTAATAAATATTATGGCAACTTTAGCTTTTTTAATGAATTTCATTTCTGATAGTTACGATATTGACGTAAGTCCTGAATTTAAAGTTTTTATAAGTGATTATTCATCTTGTAGACTAACTTCCGATATCTACACATTTAAGTTTTTTATTATTGATAATGAACTACTTACCGAAGAAGAAAAAAGAGATGTGTTAGACCTTTACTCTGTTGCAAAAATGTTAAAAAATACATTTCAAAAATATATTAGAAAAAAGAATACCAAGTCTTTAATACCGAATAATAATACTGATTTATATTTTAACGATATTGATGATTATCCTCATTATCAAACTATTAATATTATTTCAGAAAATGTTATGTATAGATTTCGTTTAAGTGATATGGTTAATATGTGGTTAAAATGTCTCAAAAATACTGAAAATCTATTTGTAAAACCAATAGAATTTAAAAACCCCTACATCAATTTACCTTTTAAAAAATACAATTTATACAATATTTTCATTGGATTAACATTTTCAAAATATCAAGTTCCATATTTAATACGCGAATTTATAAAAAGTTATTGCGAGATTAATAAATTTACTTTTGACTGTTATCCTTATTTAAAAGACAATGCTATAAATGATTTTTTTGAAACAGCACATACATTTGAATATATGGAACAAATCAATAATATGTTACATGAATTTAGAAAACACATTGATTATATTTATTTCCCCGACGATCTATCATATAGAAGAAAAAGAAGAATTGTTAGTTATTTAAAACCAATATTAAAATATTATTTATATGGAACATATGGATGCAATCCTTTGAAAAAAATTGATGCTTATTCAAAATCCAAAGAAGAAATAAAAGATTTTTTTAAAGATAATCCATTTGATACATTCACATTAAATAGACGACCTACGCTTCCACCACCACCCCCTCCTGAAGCTATTGCAAATAGAAGACGTAGTGTGTTTCAAGAACCTCTAAATCCATCTTCTATTGCTTTCAATTTACCACCACCGCCATATAATAATGATGATGAATTTGTTCCATTGTCTGTACAAGAAATAGTCAATTCTATTACAACACAAAATAATAGACAAATATCTTCAAATAATCGGTCTATAAGACCTTACTCATTGCAACTTAGTGGTTTCACACCTTCGAGAGAAATACCAAGAACTCCACCCAATAATCAAAATCAAAATAGTAATTCAGAAAATAATAATACAAATGTGCGTCCATTTTCATTAAGATTATTTTAAACCCTTGAAGATTTAAAACGCCGTTTTTTATAAAAATAAATAACTTAAAGATATAATAATATTATTATTTGTAAAACAGCGATTTTTAGAATGGTCAGTTTTGCTGGATGCAGTAAGTATGGTA